TGGTGAAGTTGAAATACAGGATATTTGCTGGGGTGGAAAATATTTCGACAATACAAACATAAACAACTTATCGTTCTTTGAACCATTGGATCGTATTCAGCTTAATGAGGCAGATGGTGTAATATCGAGAATGTTTCTGGTTGGTGATGTGTTAAAGGTGTTGCAGGAAAACAAGGAAACAGCTATGTACATTGGCAAATCAACAATAACAGACGCTAATGGAAACTTGGTTACTGTAATGACGGGTACATTCATAGGTCAGGTTAATCCCAGCGAGCTGGAATATGGGACAAAATATCAAAGAAGTGCAGTAAGTAATAACAGGGATTTATATTATTGGGATGGTGATCGTGGTGAAATTATCAGGTCATCCCCGAATGGACAGTTTCAAATTTCAGGTTATAAGATGAAATCTTATTTCTATGGGAAGAAATTAGAGTTGGATGCAGGAACAGATGTTGATGTGATTGCACATTATGATAGGAAAAATGACATATATGGGATTACGTTTTATGTAGACGGGGTGTCCGAAACCGTGTTGTTCAAAGAGGGTATGAACGAGTGGGTAACATTTGTGGATTATTGGAAAGGATGGGTAAACTATAATAATGTACATTTTCAGTTACCGGCAGATTGTTGGGGTAACATTGGAAATGTGTTGTATAGTTGCATGTCAGGGGAATTGTGGGAACATGAAACCAATGCAACACTAAATTCATTTTATGGTGTCGTGTACAATGCGGTTATCGAACAGGTGTTTAATGAAACCGCAAGTTTAGAAAAGAACATAACCAATATTTCTCTTGATAGCACGGTGGCCCCGAGTGTGGTTATTGAATCGGATGAATCACCCACGTTGAACATAAAGCAAAAGACAGCGTTGTATCCGGGGACATTCAGAGCAAGGGAGGGCAGGTATGTAAGCCCGGTGTTTAATAATATCAAGACGGTAAGCGGAGATGATTTATCTTTGTTACATAATGGATTAAAAATGAAAGGACATGCGTTCAATATTACGTTTACGTTTGTTCCCGGTGGATTAGAATATAGGTTATTAGAAATAGAATTTTTACCAGTACGATAATAATATGGCAGCATTAATAGGGGCAATAACCGGTGGGGTTTCCGGTCTCGCACAGGTGGGCATTGGAATCGCAGACAAAATAAAGGCAGCGAAGAAACAGAAAGAGGCACAGTCTTTTTGGGAGAAAAACAAGTATGAGATTCCTGAATCTGCAAAAGAACAATTACAGTTAGCAGAACGTAGTGCGGCAGGATTACGTTTACCCGGACAGGACATCATGGAGGAGAACATTGGCAGTACTACGGCACAGGGCGTTGAGGAGGCGAAAAATGCAGCCATGACGGGGAGTGATGTTCTGGGAATGCTGTCACAGGTGTATGGAACTCAAATGACACAACAGAAAGGAATAGGACTTGCGGCAGCACAGGATTACCGGCAACGTCAGCAGTTTTTGAGCGGTGTGTTGGGGAACATGGCTCAGTTGGAGGATAAGAAGTGGGAGGAAAATGTTAAAAACCCATACGCATTGATGTTGGGACAGGCAACTGATTATGGCAACCGTGGGGCATCGCAGATAAACGCAGGTATGGGGACGTTGTCGAATGCGGCAAGTACATACATGCAGGGACAGGCGGCGAACAAACAACTGGGAATAACGCAGAATTATTATGGAGTTGGAGGGACGAGTGGACAAGGGGGAGTTGGATTAACCGCACCATCAACTGGTGTTTATATGCCGGGTGTTTCTTCGCCGAACAATCAGGTAGGTTATAACTATTCTGATTTTAACAGTTCAAATCCATATCAAAATATAATCGGGGGATAATATGGCATATACACAATATCCAACAGGAGTAGCGACGACGCCCATTGATTTTAGTGGTGCGGCTAATTCCTTTATGAAATCTGCACTTCAAACGAAATTGGAGGAGATAAATGCACGCAAGGCACGATTAACCGAAAGTGGTAAGGCGGTGGCTCAGTTTATGAGTATGAACGCCATTCCTGAATTAGACGATAAACTTCGTAATGTATATAATACGGAGATACAGGGATTGCGTGGTAAGATAGTTGATCGGTTTAAGAAGACAAACGGGGAACTGACCTTTGAAGACCGTATGAATATTGAAAAGGAGTACAATCGGTTAACTGCAAATATGAAAGCGTCTGCGTTGGAATTAAGGGAATATTCTGATGCACAAAAAGTGGCGTATAATAAAAATTCATACACGTTATTTCCACGTGATACATTTACTCAGATTAGTGAGAACTACAAACGGGTATTAAATGGTGAAAAAAACGTAGAGAGACCAAATGTTATTCTTGCTAAAAGTGTTATTCCGCCAAGTGAAACAGAGGTTATATTAATGCGTAATCCTTTAACCTTAAAACAGGTGGATGAGTATGCTGATGCTGAGTATAAAAGGGATGAAAAGACAGGGAGGGTTTATATTGTCACAAAGACACAACAGTCTTATGATGCCATAAGTGACATGGTTCGTAACGATGTTCTGAATATGCCGGAGTATAAAAACAAAAGTCCGGAAGAAATAAAGGCAAAGGTTGATGAGATTGTTCCGAATATACAAAAGACAACGGAAGGAGTGAAACCGGTTTCAACACCTGGTGGTAGTGGTGGTGGTGGTGTTAATCTTACCCGCATACCAGAAAGTCACCCAAGACCAATAACCTTACCAGATGGTAGGACTGTAAATGTAGTTGACTTTAGTGGATCACAGGCATCCGATTTCATTTTACCGGATAAAATGTTAAATCTTAATACCGGCAAAGATGAACGTGTTACAAGTAAAGAAGGGGTGAGGGTTGTGAGTATGTCACCAGATACAGACGAAATATTCGTACAGAGAACCGGTGGTTTGATGAAAAAAGGTGGTAATGATGTTTTTTTGGCAAAAGGTAAGGTTGGTGTTGATGAAAAGGCGAACATGGCAGAGGCTAAAACCATTGAGGAGTTAAAAGGCGTAGAAGGTGATAAAATAGCGAAGTTAAACAAACCGGTAGATTTACCTGAAGGTGCTGTATTTGATCATTCGGAAGTTGTTAGGAAAGATGGTAAGTTGGCGGTTCAGGGATATTGGGGCGTTGAAAAAAATGTGAGTACCGGTGAAAAAACATTGGGTATATTCCCTAAAAGCAAAAAAGAAAAGGAATTATTGCCACCTACCGAAACAGAACTCGTTCAACCCACAAGTGGGGAAGAAGTAACATATTATAGTTTACCGCTTAGGACTTTTGGGGCAAATGTGTTGGGTGCTGAATTATTAAAACATAAAATAGGCAACGAAACGTGGTCTGATATTTTAAACAGACCAGCACCCAATCCATATAGACCGAAACCAGGTGGTACACCTCCCAAAACAAAAAGTAATAAACCGTCAATGTTTCAATAATGGCTGACAATAAAAAACTATACGATAATTTACTGAACTCAGGAAGAATCACCAAAGAAGACATTGGTGATTTTGCTACTTTTGATTCCCTGTTAAAAGACAAGTCAAATGCGGAGAAGCTGTATTCTAATCTCCGTAAGGATGATTTATTTAAAGAAGATGAGATAGGGGATCAGCAGACGTTTATATCAATGGTAGAACCCGTTAGTGATACGGGGGATAATATTGTTGAACCAACACAAAAAAAAACAGAAGTTTCTGGTGGCGTTCCAAGTGAAGAAGAAATAGCAAAGGCAAAAGAGGATGTTTTCGGTGTGAGTGTGAAACCGGATGCACGTATTGAACCAACTCCCAGCACCTATAAATTACCAGAAACCGTAAATAAACCTGTTTCTTTAAAGTCAGCAAAGGAAGATGTTGATGAATCAATCCCCTTTGTCAATCAAAATTATTTAAAGGGACAGGTTGATTTATTCAATAAAATGTATCCCGGTGAAATTTCAAAGACTGGTACAGATGCAGATAAACTTGTTGGTATCAGGGAGAAAATTGAGCAAGCAAAATCACTGGGTGTTACAAAATATGATCCATATGAATCACGTATTCAGGTAGACGACAATTCACAGACCGCCATGATATTGCTTTCAAATTTGGGGAAGACCGTGGATAAAGTTGAGGAAGCAAAGAAAAGTGGAATCATTAAGAACTTAGGGAAGGGTGTGGGAACCGGGTTTGTGGATTACTTTAAGGAATACGCAGATTTGGGTAAGACGTTACAAGGGAACAGGCAGGTTACGGCACTAAATGAAAAATTAGAACGTATTGAAAATTACGAAACCGGGGAAGAACTCACTCCGGGTGAATCTTCATTGTTAAAGGCAATGATGGTCGTTGGTAAGTATGCCAAGACCATTGACGATGAACTACCGGAATCCATGTGGATAGGAAATGCCGTTGGAAACTCAATGGCGTTTATGCTTGAATTTGGATTGACAGGTGGTGGTGCTGAGGCTATTAAAACTCCCATATTGAAAACAGCGGCAAAGATGGCTGTAAGTGGTAAGGCGGCCAAGTTTGCAACCGGTGTTGGTCTTCGTGTGGCACAGGCCGGTGTTCAAACCGTAGGTATGCCAACTTTCTATAAAAACATAGCAGAGAATGTTTCAAATGGGCAAAGTGCAACGGAAGCAACAGGAAATGCTTTTTACGACCAGTTTGTGGAGGTTGGTTCAGAAAGAATGTGGATGGGTGCAATCCCTGATAAAGGTGAAGCCACCAATATTGTTACACAGTTGGCACGAAAGGTTGGTAGTGCCGTGGCGAATGCAAAAGGGGTGAAAGGTATTGCAAAGGCGATGGGTGAGGAATATTTGGAAGAGAAGTTTGGTGACATTGGACATGGTGTAAAAGATATTTCACAGGGAGAACAGACATTTAAGGAATTTGCAACTCAGTTTGTAAATGGCAAGGAGAACCTACGTACACTTGCTGTTACGTCGCTTATAACAGGTGTGATGGGTGGACTTCAAGAGGGGGCACGTGCTTACACGAAAGCCAGTTATGAGGCCAAGGTAAAAATGGCAGGGGATGTGTTACCTACTGATATTCGTGGTGCTGTTGATGACATTGTTTCCAATAAGGAATTATCACCACAGGAAGTTGGTCAGTTATTGACTGATGTTATTGGAATTTCCAGTGTGGAAAACAAAAAGGAGATGTTGGTCAATGCGGCTAAGTATGCCGTGTTGCGAATGACGCAGAATGTAAACACGGAAGCCGGTAAGATAGCAGAGGAAAACACAAAATCCGGTGAAGAATTACCAACGCCAACGGTGGGTAAGGTTGAACCCGTGGAAGAACAACAGGCGAAACTTGATTATTTAAAGTCTAGGGGTGTCGTGGTACCTGATGGAACCGATATGGAAACATTGGGGAAGATGTACGATGTTGAAAAGGCAAAAGAAACGGAAGTAAAACCGGTGGCTGAGGTCCCCGTGGAGGCACCTGAGACGCCCGTAGAGCCACTTTCTCCCGAAGGTGAACAAATTGTCCCACCGGAGGAAAAGGTGGTTGAAAAACCAGTTGATGAAGTAAAAACAGAAGAACAATTAAAAGCGAAAGAGGATGAAGGAGAGATTAGGAAGCGGGCAGCGGTTCAAGGAACTGAGCAGCCAGTTACAGAAAGAGGGGGTGAGGAAATTCCACCCGAGATTATTACAGGAGAAGGAATAACTGGTGGTATTTATTTAAAAGAAAAAGTTGGAGATAATTTACACACGGCATCAGATAAGAAAGATGCCGAATTTGTTGTTTTTAATGTAAATGGAGATATTGCGGAATTTTCATTTATTGGGAAAACGGTTAATCCGGATATGTTTGATAAAATAGCACGGTTTAAGAATAATCCCAATAAGGTTAAAAATATAAAAAATGTTGTTACTATTTTACCAGGAGAGGTTAGGAGGGATGGAGATAGTTGGATTGTTATTAAGAGGGCAGATGTATTGTTTAATGACGTGGAAGATAATGAAATAAAAAACTACAAAAAGCAAGGAGGAACAGAAAATGCCGTTGAAAAAGGGAAAAAGTCAGAAAGTGATCTCGGAGAACATCCGGGAGTTGTACCGGGACAACCAGAAGTCGGGGAAGGAAAGGGGACAGGGGGGAAATCCGAGGTCGAGGGATCAGATCGTGGCCATCGCAATGAGCCAGGCGGGAAAGTCGAAGAAGAAAAAGTAGAACCATTAAAACCTGTTAAGAGTGAAAAACAAGAAGTGCAAGCCGAAAGGCACGAAGAAGTAGAACCGGGTATAAAAAAACTAAACACTCGTATTGCTAAAGTTGCTAAACAAACCGGAACAGATGCCGGGACGGTGGGGAAGATGTTTGACACGCTGACATCTGTTTTTGGTTTGGATGAGGAAAAGACACTGGCCGATGCCGTGGTGATAGACTTATTGGTAAAAGAAGCTGCTAAACGACTTGGTAAAACAAAAGGAGAAGTTTATTCAACTATAAAATGGGAAAAGGGTGGTGAAACCGCAAGGAAAACTGGTATTCCACAACAGGTACTCGGAAGGGCACAAGGGGCTGTTACGTTTCTGGAGGATGGTACGGCAGTAATTACGTCTATGACTGATCCTAATGTTAGTACTCCTATACATGAGGTGGTTCATGTATTTGAAAAGACACTTACAGCCCGTGAAAGAGAGGTGGTTTTAAATTGGACAGGTGCAAGGGTATGGACGGTTAAAACCAGTGAGAGTTTAGCCCGTGGTATGGAGCGGTTTTTGGCAGACGGCAAAGCACCGTCTGGTTTGGAGAAGATATTTGCAAAGTTTAAAAAGTGGCTGGGTGATATTTACAAAGGCATTAAGGGATCGGAGATTGACATTGAGTTAAACGATGCCATGAAGACTATTTATTCTGCCATGTTAGGAAGTGAATACGTGCCAACTGCGGAAGTGGAGGTTCCCGGTGTTACCGAACAATCCGCAGACGACTTTTTTGCATCGTTGCAGAAGGATGAAAACGGTGTGACGTTGTTACAGGCACCCGTTGAAAAGACATTATTTCAGCAACCAGAATCGAATCGTGAACGTGCACCAAAGATGTTGTCGAGTGTGGTGAAGGATGCGAAAACAGCAAAAGAAGCGGAATCACAAATACGCGATTTTTTAACGCAAAGGAACATTTATTTTGGCAAGGAGCATGAGGATATCATCCGTGAGGCGATAGTGTCCATACGGCTGTCTGAGGTGCCTACACGGGGCGAAGAACCGATACCCGAAATGACTGCACACGTCAAAACCGAGTTGCCTCGCAGTGGAAAGTTCAAAACAAGTAAAACAGGTATCCGGTTGGTGTCAGAACAGTCGTTAATGCCTACGTGGTTGAAAGATGAGTTCATGGCTGGGAATCTCACAGAATATGAAACGCTACCAAATGATGTAGCCGAAAAGAGTGCTGATGAAATTTATCGTACAAATGGACTGGTGGCATCTATTCATATTTATGACAATGTAGAGATTGATCCAGAAATTAGAATGTTCATTGGTGCCAACATAAAAGAAGGGTTAGACAGAGAAATAGCCAGTGCAGAGAAAGAGGGCAGAACTGACGATGTGGAATACTGGAAGAAGGAATATCTGTCATTTGCTTTAAAGTTTATGAGGGGTGGAATTAAGGCTGGACAAACATTACAGGCGTATAACTCCACACGTATTCAGAATTTGTTTCCAACAGAACATTGGTTGAGAAAATACGATCAGTTGGTTACGGAAACCCGTGACGGGGCGATGAACGCTGAACATAACAAAAAGAAAGAGAACAGGTTTGTTCGTGCAGCAAAGAAAGCACACGTTGATGCCATTGAAGACGTACTGGGGGACACATCAAAGAGAATCAGGGACATGAAACTTAGTGTGTCTTTTAAGAACGCCATGACCGAAAAGAACAGGTTACTTGATGAGTTAAAGAGCAAACTTGCAAGTGCCAGACAGAATCCTGCTACTTTGTATGAGGCGTCAATACCGAATATCGAAGGGATGAGCATTACCGAAGTTGCCTACGGTATATCTATTGCCAACGTGTACATCAAAGCCGGTGTTTACCAAATGGAGAAACTCACACAGAATTTAATTAATGACTTTGGGAGTATTGGAATTAAGTTAAGCAAAAAACAGGCAGAACAACTTATACCAACCAAAATACGAGTAGGTGAAAATGTAGTTTCACTTGACGACTATATTGAAGAAAAGGAAAGAAAAAAGGCATCAAAGAGACTTGCCAATAGGATATTCGGTTCAGTGATTGACAAAGCAGAGAAAGACGATCCGGTGGGAATGATGCTTACGACCTTAATGGCTAAGTTTCAGGAACGCAACATAAAGACACCGGAAAGAACGAAGATCCCCATGATTGAAAAGATAGCAGAGGCGATCCGTGAAAAAGAAACCTATGCAAAAGTTTGGGAAGAAGCGAAGACTGCTGCGGATAAGAAAATCAAAAAGAGTAAGAAACTAACAGAAGCACAAAAGAAGTTAGCGAAGCAAGCCATTCAGGATGCCTACGACCGTGCAACTTCGTTTACTTTTTCAGAGAAACAGGTAGACAGGTCTATACGTGAAAAGATGAAGGACTTGGGAATGACCATATCCGACATTGTAAAGGAACATTTTGATGTTCAGACACGGAACAGGGGATCACTTACTGAGGCGTTGTTGATTGACTCTGATTTGTCACCGGAATCAGCAAAAGAACTTTCCCTTGCCATTCAAAACCGGTATGATAATTTAATGGCTGAGGCCGGTAAGAAACTGGTTAAGCGATATGTGAAGTCGTTAATCCCTTCACCCGTGAGAAGTACCGGAAGACGTGGTGCAGAAGCAAGATTATTGGAGCTTATACATATCGGTGCATTTGAAGATGCTGACTTTAGACAGGCGTATGCCACAGCAAGGGGAATACCAGAAATAAGTGAAGAAGATCGTGCGGCCATAAAACGACAGGCCGATGAAATCCAAAAGCAGAAATCACCAATTCGCAAATTGAAAATGATTGAAGACCTTATGGGTTTCTTCACCACCATTGGTGGTATAGATGCTCAAGAGGTTGCTGAATCGGTATGGTTCTCGTTTGTGTTGAGTGGTGTCAGCACACAAGTCAGGAACGTGGCAGGTGGTGGTGCCGGTGTATGGATAAACGTACTTTCTCACTTGGCTACAAATCCATTCCTGTTACCGTCTGTGATGCGTGGTGCCATAAGAGGAACTGGATTTGCCTTACAGAAAGCTAAAGATGTTTGGAAGTATGGATATTCGTCTTATGAGGGGAGGATTGAAGTTCCCCGGTTGGTTGAAAGGGTGCGTATTGAACCGTCCTTAATGCCGACCACCACAAAGAAAGAGAGAAGACAAAAAGCGTTTGCACAATTATATGCTCCAATATGGAACAATCTAAAATATGTAAGTCGGATAATGGCAACACCTGATATGTTCAACGTGACCGGTGCAAAAGAAATCTGGTCTGAGGTATTGGCAAATCAGGCATTACAGGTTAGGAATGTAAAATACGCATTTGATAAAGCATACAGGGAACAGGTGAACAAAGCCGTTGATGAATATTTAGGTGTCAGCAAGGAACAGGTGGATAAAATAAGGGAAGAGGTTGAAAAGGATGCCGTTGAACTTGGATACAACGAAATGGATAAGAAACTTGCTTTAATGGAAGCCATTGATGCCCTGAGACCCGTGGAACTCGTTGATCAGGCGGTGAAGTTCGCTGTTCGTTCAACAGGTAACACACGTGTATATGGTCACTTGGGATATATTACCGATAAGTTGTCCCAGTTGTTGAGAAAGATGTTACCCATTCCTATTGGATACAAAAGCGATGGTTCGTTGAGGTATGTACACCCGTTTAAAATGACTGCTGCCTTTACGAAGATTGTCAGTAATGTTGGTATGTTATCTTTGGATTATGTGCCTTTTGCTGGTATGATACCGGTGTTGGCTAAATCGTATGGCGGTGCTTTCAAACCCAGTCCCGGTGGTCGTGGTCAGAACACACAGTATTACGTTGAATTGAACAAATACGAAAGGGAGGTATTAGTACGCAGACAGATTGTTGGATTACTGAGTGCTGCTGCTTTCTGGGCGTTGTCAGCACCGGGAGACGACGATGATCCGCCTATCAGGATTACCGCAAATGGAACAGGTGATTGGCAAAAGAATAAAGACTTGGAGGCATCTGGTGATTGGAGACCGTATTCACTTGGGTTTAATCTTCCCAATGGTAAAAGGTTTTGGATTACCTATCGCTATACACCGTTGATACTTGCATTTGCTCCGATGGGTTGGGCACGTGATCAGAAGAAATATGTTCCTGCATCAAAAGATAGACCTGCTGGTGCTTTATTGGCAACTGGGTACATGAATAGTCCGTCATTCCTTGCTGATATGACCGCCATAAAGTCCATGAACGATATGTTCGGTAAGGTGTTTGAATTTGTAAAAACAAAAACTAAATACAACGAAGACGGAAGTGACGGAGAGGAAAGCGATGTTGATAAAAAGGAATGGGATAAATATGTAAGTGAAGCAGGTGGATTGGTTAAGGCGTTATTTCAACCTGTGCAATCTTCTATAAAAGGGTTTTATAGTCCGGGATTGTATCGTGACATTACCAATATTTGGGAATACATAACCAATAAACAGTTGGAAGTTCCGGAAACGGAATGGGAGAAGTTGATAGCACGGAATCCGGTGTCTGTTCTTAATACCAAAATAGAGGGTATCATTTATCGTGATGTGTTGGGGAGACCAGAACGTCGTGCCCGTTTCCTTAAAGAGTTTGCATCCGTGACGGAGGAAAATGAGGATTTATTATCGTATCACTTAAAGAATGCACCACCACTTGCAAGGTTGGATTTAAACAATACTGCACTTCCAATGAGTGTTGATGGGAAAGAGGTTAAAGTTCATATTGATGTGAACGATGAAAAGGAATCGGAACTGTGGGATTACTTTGTTGAGAGACGTGGTTACTATCTGGTTAACGGAGCAAGGACAAGTGAAAAGTACTATAAGGGAATTGATGAGATGAAAATAATGGGTATCGAGGGTGAAGAATACGCTAAGGAGATAAAATCACTTGACAGGGTTGCCAAACTTGCTGCTAAAGCCGAGGTATTTGAAATGTCCCAGTATGATCTTAAAGACATACGTGAAATGCGTGGCAGGTTAAAAAAGTAAAAACATAGACTGACTTATCTTTGTAAAAAAGTAGAATATGAGTTTCCAGATAAAACTTCAGAAGAACAGGGCACAGGATGTCGTAACCATAAAGAAGGAAGACACACAGACCATTACAGCACCGATTGTGGCTGCGGTTTACAGTGGTGGTACATTGGTAAATACCTACACTCTGGCAGGTTCAGAACCCACAGAATTGATTACAAATGGCAGGACAGATGTTTTAACTGTTGACCTTTTGGGTGCCACGTATGCCGTATTAGATGGGTGGTACACGGTACATTTCAGTTCAGGAAACGGACAGGTAAGTGACCATCCCGGTGTTGGGATCACCCTGGAGGCCACTAAAAAGGTTTACAGCAAACAGGGGTTGGTGAACGTGTATGCGCATAAATACTTGGTGGATGAGAACCTGCACGTGTGCCATGTGATGCTGAGTGAAATGAACCTCATAGAAACCATAGACGTTGCCTATCAGAAACAGGAAGACTTCGATATGAGGCACGGGTTGATAAAAGAAATGCTGAATTATGAATGAAGCAACACTTAATGTTATAAAGGCCGACTGTGCCAGGACTACTATTGAGTGGGGGAATGGTGTATTGGATGCCATTTTTTCATTTAACGGAGGGTTTCAAAAGTGGTTTCAGGAGTGCCACAGGATACACTACCTAATGGGTATTGTGGATAACTGTGACATCGTAGGTGGAAGTTTGATGTGTGGCAATGCCGTGTATAGTGAGGCTAACTTAATAGAGATACTTGGTAAGATTGAACATTATCACGGTATGTTTGAAGACGTGGATTTAAGCAAGTACTATGCTCCAGACGACACCGATCCCAACCCGACACCTGTGCCTCCGTTTGTTGTGCCTACACCTGTGGTTGTTCCTTCCAGTGCAGACCATTACAGGGCACAGACAGTGGACTGTGTGGTTGGCGTGAACAATGTTACATTCACCACGCCTTTAGCAACTGCGGATTACGAACTTGATGCCACTGTAATAGCCACAAACGGAATGTTACAACATAACTTGATTGTGACTTCCAGAACAGCAAATGGGTTCACCGTGGGTGATGTTATCCGTGCTGGTAGACTTTCATATTTCGCTGTAATACGTGTATAATGAGAAAAATATTAACGATATTCTTTTTACTGCTTTCCACTATTGCCTTCTCACAGGGGATAGTGGAACGCCACATTTTAAGCACCGACATAACTGAAACAGAAAATAGTTTCATTTATAGGCACATTTATGTTCCGGTGTTGGATATTACATATCACGAGTTCAGTGCTGATAGTATCACGTGGAGCAAGGATTACCATGCCGGGGACTGCTATATCAGGTTTAATAATTACATTGACAACTCCACTTCGGATGCACCGGATTATCACCCGGATGCCTCGTGGTGGGTATTTAACTTTTGCACGTGTAATGGTAAAATAGATACCACACAGGGAAGTGGCAGGATAGATACTTTAGTGATTGACTACGGCAGTCAGATAGACACCCTGTATGATGTGCAGAGTATCAAAATACCCATGCCGGATACACTGACGGGAACCACCACAAATTATCAGGATTCACTTATACACACTCATGTTGTATTCCTTTATCTGAATGATATTAAGGATGTGGATGCACACCCGACAGATGGTCAGGTATTGAAGTGGAGTGCAGGAGTGCAGAAGTGGATAGCCGGGGACGACCTGTATGGCACCGGGGCGGGTGATTCCACTGTGATAATAGCACGGGATGGACTGACACCGACATATCTTAATGACACACTTTTCATTGATTTGGGTACTCCTGATACCATAACGGGAACGAGTATGAACGTGGTGTCTGCGGCTTCTCATTCGCATTTATTACAGATAAACATAAACGATGCCCTCGATGTTAACGCATTTCCCACGGATGGACAGGTGTTAACATGGGATTCCATAACAAATCAGTGGATAGCGGGTAATGGTGGCAGTGGGTCGCCATTAACTGTTATGGAGGAAGACGGTTATCCTTATGTGACCAGCGTAAATAAAATAAGGGTTGCAGACGATCACCTCGTTGACAGGGGAAACGGAGAAATATCAATTCTATTCCCCGATAGTGTGGGTGGTGGTAGCAACGTGTATGGAATAAACGACTTTTACCGTACAGGGCGCGTGTGGATGCCGCCTGGGGACAACAGGATAACATTCAGCACACCATTACCGGATTCGACATACGTGGTGGCAGGATTGTATGCCACGTATCCTAATGGTGCAAGACAAAACCTAAACTACTCCTTAAAGGACACAGCAGGGTTTACAGCGTTGGGAACAATGGATAGCACGTGGATACATTATCTGGCGATTATGCCTAATGATTCACTGGGATTAACGATAGACTTTTCTACTGTTAACTTATCTGACTTTCTCGATGTTGTAACAGATAGTGCATCGGAGGGACAATTACTGAGGTTTACCACCATTGATTCCACGTGGAGAAATGTTAGTCCACATACTATTGATGTTACCGAGTTCAACACAGATACTTTAGACTTACAGTTTGTAACCGATAACGACAGTGTCACCACAAATGGGATATACACAAATGGTATTACGACTTCGTATGTGCAAATTGACACAACGACAACGAGTTCCAAAGATATTGGAAGGTTTTCGTGGAACAACACAGAGGAAACCGTTGACTTGGGACTACCGGATGGTGTCATTCTTCAGTTAGGTCAAGAAACATTAGTGAGGGTAAGGAATAAGACTGGTACTACCATACCAGATGGTACACCGGTTAGTCTTGTGAGTGCAAGTGGGTCTCATGTTGACGTTGTCAAGACGGATATATCGAGTGACACATTGTCCATGACCTTTATTGGTGTGACAACCCAAGACATTGTAAAAAACGATTATGGACTTGTCACGGTTCTTGGGGTGGTTCACCAGATAAATACCAGTGGCCTTACAGAGGGATTGCCGGTGTTTGTGTCTGCAATGGGAACATTAACAAATACAAGACCGGAACCTCCGTTGAATAGCGTAGGTGTGGGTGTGTGTCAGGTTAAGGGAGTTGGAAATGGTGAGATATTTGTGTCCCGTGCCATATTCCAGAAACTAACCTTTTTATCGGATGTGTATGGTTCACCCACAGATGGTCAGTTTCCCGTGTGGAATAGTGATAGTTTGTATTTTGAGTTCGACAAAAGCATATATGACTTTGCACAGGATTCGGCTTCTGTAACCGATGTGTTTGCAGTTAGAGATTCGTTGTTTCCTATTGAGTATTTAAGATACACAAAGGACAGCGTTGACTATGATGTAACCACACTCATAAAACCTAATGGGTTAATAAGCGGGGGCAATGTATCGTGGAGAACAGGGTTTAAGTTTGACATTAGTCCTGCTGCTTATTATATCGAAGGACAACTATATACGTCACCCACAGACAGTGTGACATTGGATTCGGCAGATGTAACCTTACCCCGATTGGATATTATCGTTGTGGACACCACGGGTACAGTTGACTTCGTGACCGGTGTTCCTGCCGCAAACCCACAGAAACCCACAATAGACCCGTCATATCAAATTGAGTTAACGGTGGTATTGGTTCCTGCTGGTGTTACCGATATGGACACCGTTATCACATCGGATGAAATGGTGTACGATGAAAACGTGGAGTGGACAGGAACAACAGTTGGCGTAACATCGGATTTCAACAATGGAACGGGTGTTTTTAGTGGCGTTAAGGATATTAAAATAAGTAATGTAGGGAGTAATGATTCAATTAAGTTTGCGCACACGGGTGATTTAACATCTTCGGACTACACAACTTTGATTAGCTACTTTAAGTTAAGGGCTACGATGTATTCCGGACAGAATATAAACGTAACATTTACTTATAATGGTCATGCGGTGTCAATGCCGTATGTACTGCCTATAAACAAGGCACTCACAAACACGTGGCAGAACATAAGTCTACCATTAACAGCGGTGAACTTTAGTTCAAATACATTCAATGGAATTGCATACCGGTGGTCAAAGACGGGGTTATCACCATCAACTCATATCGGTTTTTACATGGACTATATAAAACTTCAGGGGGGTATAATACAACCTGTGACCAACTCAGATATTGAACTGGATGGTGACGTAACTGGAACGGGTGTAACAGGGACTCCGATTATCACAACCCTCGATAGTGTAAATGCAAATGTGGGATCATTTGGTAGCAAATTAAAGAGTGTCCATTTGACTGTTGATAAAAAAGGTAGGATAACGGCAGTATCGGATAGCACCATGAATTTTGCAACACCAGAACAGGTACATGATTCATTGACCACATATGGGTGGATACATTATGGAAACAGTGTTGACTTAAGTCCAACCGATCACAATGTTGGTATTGGCACTCCTGCTGATACCTTATACAAGGTGTCTATATTAAGTAATACGTCAAAAAATGGATTGTATGTTGAAACAGATGCTACTTATGCCATAAACGCCACAAGTTCTAATTTATTTAATGCGTATGGTGGTTATTTTGCCGCCAAGAAGGGAAGACAGGGTATAGGGTCAACGTCAAGTGGATCGTATATGGGAGTACAGGGAATGGTTGGATCAGATAGCATAGGATATGCGGGGTACTTTGTAAATGATTGCGATAGTGGATATACTGGATATTTTGCTAATAACATTGCAACCTGTAATGGTGTTAAAATATTGGCAGGTGACACAAGTTTGCAGGATGCCTTATCTGTTTACAATTATCTTGGTACTGTTCCATTTTTCTCAATAAGAGGTGATGGAAGTATGAGACTTGACCAATATGGATCGGGTACATTCTCTGGAATAACCACAAAGTTCTTAGCAGTTGACGCAAGTGGTAACGTAGTAGAACAAGACCCAACTTCACCTACCCTGTGGGTGGCAGCACCAGCAACAAAGACATCACCGGGTATGGCTGGACAAATGGCATACGATATTAATTATTTTTATGTATGTGTACAAGACAGTGTTTGGAAAAGAACCCCGTTATCCTCGTGGTAAAAATATAGATTATGGCAGACGGAACATATAAATTAGTAAAAGAGAACTCCGGTGGAACTTTTGATGAAAAGTCGGTATTAGCGGAGAACGGGAAAGTATTGGGATTTGATTCTGGTCTTGACCCCGTTATGATTACACCCATATCGAGTGCATCAACGCTTCTGTTGGATCAAACCACACCGCAAACAGTGATAAACGGAAGACCCACATTTGGAGAAGGGTTTTTATTGGATACATCACCAACGGTGGGAACATTTGCAGAGGGAAAGGTATTCTTTGATGCACTATGGAGGACAATGGGTATTGAAGTTGATACCGATGTTACCATACAGGTTGGGCAGGAAACACAAGCGTATTGCCTAAATAATACCGGTTCTCCTTTGGTAGCCGGTAATGTTGTTTATATCAGCGGGGCATCCGGGGGGTATCCCACCATTGCACTTGCGGATAATTCAGATGTGTCAAAGGCATTTGTTTTGGGTGTTGTTACAACGGCATCCATAGCAGATTCGGTGTATGGTCATGTGACAATCAGGGGGCACGTAAATGGACTAAACACAAACTCATTTAACGTAGGGGATTCACTTTATCTTGGTGACACCGCCGGTACACTTGCTACTTCTATAAGTGCTGGTAGATACGAAGTCCGTGTCGGTAGGGTAATGATCAAAGACCCATCAGTGGGTAGGGTGTATGTTAATATACGGCCAATGCAAACCCTAAATGACATAAGTGACGTTGTTGTTAGTTCTGCCGTTGCGGATCAGGTGTTGAGGTTTAATGGAACAGAATGGGTAAACGGTGCCCCCGTGACGAGTTCAGCAAGTGCAGGTATTGAGTTTTACAATAGTACACCAGTTATAAATTCAATTACAACTCCTACTGGACTAAAACAGGACGGTACGGCAGGTAATGGAATACAGGTTGCTTCGCTTTCAAAGACACCTGTGGTTACCGCAGAACAAACAATCGTAGGACAGGCGGCAAGTGATACACGTGCTTATGTGGCGTGGCTGTATGATACCGCATTAGGGAGGACAACCATAGATGCAGGAACATGGGATTTCACCACCTTTGCTGCTGTGAACTCTGTTGTAGGTGGTAGGGTAACCACAGTGACAAGACAGATTTATCAGGTTGTTCCTGTGGCTTCTGGGAGTGTGACAACTTCCGGAGTAGGTGCAAATACAAGGACAGCAACAATAACTTCCAGTCAGTTTGCAGGAACTTACTTTGCGGCTAATGCCACGAACACGGTGGCTTCCTATCTGCAAACCCCTTCTGGGATATATCAAATATCAGCAATATCAGATGTAAATACAGCGACTATAATTGTTCCAACGGGATATTCCAATGAGAATGCTGTTACGTTCAATGTGTGGAACAAATTATTTGGTTCAACGTCACCTACTATAACATCAACTGGAACTAATTATCTCCAATACGATCAGACAAGTGTTCAGGGTGCTTTTGCCATTGCCGTAACGGACAAGTTCGGTCAAATGGGTTTCATTACGAGCAACAACACCACGAGTGTTACCGTTGCTTACAATGGAACAACCCACAGCACCCACTTTTCAACACCGCTTATAACATTACACGATAACCTTGCGGGGTTAAATGCGGCAGGTGGAAATTATCAACACTTTACAGACGCACAGAAGACCGTAGCAACGCAGGCGGCATCAACGAGTGTAGACGGGTATTTATCTTCAACGGATTGGAATACGTTTAACAACAAACAGGCGGCACTAACAAAGGCGGCATACACCGATGTAGATACCGGAACAGACGATGCGAAGTACATGACATCGCTTTCATTGAGGTCAAGTAAGACAGCGCTTGAGGTCACCGGTTATTGCCTGTCAGACGAGACCACAGCCCTTACAACGGGCGAAAAGCTATCGGTTAATGTTCCATTCGACTTTAAGGTTACGAGGGCGTATGCGACCTGTAAGACGGCTCCTACGGACTCTGACTTGCAGGTTGACATTGAAGACGGTGGAACAACAATATTAAATGCAGTGTTGACTATTGCGGCATCTGGTACATATGCGGAGACATCAACTTTCACAGGTGCAGCAAGTAGTTATCAGTTACACAAAAATGATCTGTTGACGTTTGACGTTGATCAGATTGGTAGCACCATTGCGGGTGCAGGATTAAAAGTGTTTTTAGAAGGATACAGGTAAATTAAAAATAAATAACATTATGGGAACACCAGCAGTTTTGATTAGAAAGAGTACAGGCGAGATTCTTAAACACGCAGATTATCCACGTGAAGATATGCAACCGATTTCGGGTCTTGATCCAGATTTGGAGTGGTTAATTAAGACACAACCTTGTGCAGAGCCGGACTATGATTCAAGAATATTCATTCTTAACAGGGTGGAGGCTATTACATCTATTCCACACCCTGAATATAATTGGTTGAATCAGTATCAAATTACTTTTAATACACCCAAGAGACCAGCAGCAGACATACAGACGTCGGTAATCAACGCAGAGAATGATGCGAATAACCAGGTTTTTCCATTCACCGAACAGTTAAAATTGATAACACTTGGGATTGCAACGATCTTTCGTGAGGTATCCGGAATGAAACTTACCACGAGTGAACAGGAGATAAAGAATAAGATACTGGCGTTGGCTGTGAAGATATGGAAGAACGATGTGGCATTAAAGACAAAGGTAGCAGAGATAACATCAGGGTTGGAACCGAATATAGACGAGGGATGGGAAAAAACGGGTGTCTGATATGGAGAGGTCAATCAATCCGTTGTTTAACGTACATGAAAAATACAAAATGGGATATATTTTAAATCCATATAGATTTGGTGGTTTTATAATGCCATCTGGATTACTCGCAAGATATGATTTTACTGGTAATATTAATGATACATCTGGTAATGGGTACCATTTTAAAGAAAATGTTGGTGCTAATTTAACATCAGATAGAAATGATATTAGCGATAAAGCATATGATTTCAATAATGATGCTTATTTAATTGGCTATTATGTTAATGATGCTTCACCGTTCTACCTGAGTAAATTTACTATCTCATTTTGGATGAAAGCAGATTCATTGTCAAATGATGATCCTTTTGTTTGCTGTACAAATCAGGCTTTATGGAATGATGGTTATGGTATTATCTACGAGGGGGGTAAAATAAGGTTTTTTTGTGGTCATTGGTCAACGGTGGGGGCATCTTCAAACCATATAGACATAACCCTTTCGGATACATCAAATTGGCATTTCTTCTGCGCAAGTTATGACAAGGATGCGGCGAGTAATCAAATGAAATTCAAAATGGATGATGGAGTCGAAAGTGTTGCGACGCTTGCTGCTACTCTTAGTTTCAATTCTCTTAATGCTATATTTTCAGTAGGTGGACTTTTAAATTATAAATCTGATTCTAAAATAGATCAAGTATATGTTTTTAATAGGGAATTATCTTCTGCTGAAAAAACATCATTATACAATTATTATTTTTAAAATGAATTAACTTTGTAAAAAACACATAATGAAAACAACAAGAGACAGGAGTATAAACAGGGTAATAGATTCCTTTACCACATCTACCACTTGGAGAATACCAGAGGGGTACTGTGTTAAAATGGTGTCTGTGTCGTCTTCCTCAGCGGGGGCAGTGGCGACAATAAAGAAAGATGCAACCACACTGGGCACGGTGACACTAACTTCAGCAAACACACGTTACGAATTTCCATACGATTATTCGTATTTGGAAGCCGGTAGTTGGGTGTTGACATTAAGCATTTCAGCAGGTACGGGTTCAGCATATGTGGAGGCCAGTACTGAAAAACCCACATATAGGACAGCGGGTACAGTGGCTACTTACAACTTAACAGCCAACCAGTTTTCGGCTATTAGTTCAGCAAGTTCACCAACCGGAACCAATGTGTTTGTCACCACGAGTGCCATTCCTGCGTCTATCGCTGCCACTAATTTCAAGTCCCTTACTCCATCTGTTGTTGCTTATACCACGGCAGGTACAGGAGCAAGAAACACGCCGTTCATCAACATCGGTAGTTGGGATGCACCAATGGCCGTTACGCTGGCAGGTGATCACTGGGTTCCTATTCAGGTCAACATTAAGAACAGTGGGAACGTAGCATTTGATGTTGCTGCTGCCCGGTTGAGGGTTGACACCGGTGCCACTAATGCGCTTGCCGCTGTGGGGTGTCTTCAGTTAAGACAGAACCTTGCACATGCTGTTGCATCTTCGGCTATCTTAAACGCCTCTGTGAACGTATCTGCGGCTGTTACCGTTGGCACAGGTAGTTTACTTGGTGGTTATTTCTCCATTGAGGGTTCAGGACAGATCACCAAGGCGGGCGCAAATGATTGTTCGGTACTCGTTGCGGTGAACAACAATACCAATGCGGCTGGAACTGTTGATAACGTCTTTGTGGCCTTACAGAATGGTACGGGTTCAACAGTTAGTGAGGTTATCCTGGTGGATGTTACTCATGGCACAGCCACAAAAGGCATAAGCATTGAGAACTCAGCAGGAACTTTAACCACGGGAATCGGGTTTGCCAATACCATCGGAACCGGTATCAACTTTGCCGGTACTCTAACAAAGGGTATTGACTTTTCAAGTTCCACGATGGTACAGGGTGTGGGGAGTTTCATTCTGGGGTACGGTGACATTAACACAGCGAAGTCGTTAACACCAACCGCCAGTATTGTCCCGGTTCAGGTGAACATTGTTTCCGTTGCGGATGCGGGCACAAGTGGAGACCAGACCATCGGTGCTGCCTACTTTAAAACAGCAAATACAACCGCACACCAGCCTAATCACCAGTTGGCAACCTTAATGGCACGTGCCAGTGTAGGTAAGAACATCTGGGATGCTTACGCATTACAATCACATTTAACTATTGCGGACGATGTAAGCACAACCGGTGATAACGCACACTTAACCGCTATATCAGGTAAGGCATTTTTAACCGGAAATAAGACCGTAGCTAAGGGATGGGTAAACGCTGGATTGTTTATCATTGATGGTGCTGCCGGTGCTACCGTAACGCAAATGTGCCACGGTGTTTCCATTGTCAGTGAAGTGGGTGTACCTAATTCAGTTGTGCAGTCCATGTTACACATTGACGTTGGTTCAACGGTGAATGCGGCTATTCAGATCAATGGTACTGCCAATGTAACGAACCTGATTGATTTCAATGCACAAGCCGGATGTTTGACCGCTGATACCGGTAGTCCTGCGGCTGCAACTATCGCTAAGATTCAGATTGACATGAATGGTACCCCTGGGTTCATTCCCGTGTATGCAGATTATTGATAAAATATTGTGCAAAATTACGGTTTTAATAAAACAATTCCGTAACTTTGTGCAATTAAAACATTTTCAATATGAAAACAGATAAGAAAAAAGAAAAAGAGGAACCCGTAATTATTAAAAAAGACATTCCAGATTGAGAAAGATTGATTTAACACCGTATCAGGTTGACGAAAGACCGTATGACGTAAAGACGTCAGTTGTCAACCTATTGTTCAACCCTGAACTGAAACTCTCCGGGAGGGATGTTATCACTCAGGATGAACTTGCAAAGAAGATCGAATCATCTGATGATTCCGTACTCCTTGAAGAAGTGGATTACCAGAAAGTGAAGAAAGCCATTGACGTGTTTAGTGGATTCAGTCGTGCCGATGTGGGCTTTGTAACAAGGATTCTGTCAGCACCAGAAGTAAAAGTAAAAGAGCAATGATGATCCTGGGTTCACTTATATTGATCTATGCCGCATGGTTAGTCAGCGGTTATACGACACGCCACAACGCCTGTACGGGTGTTTTTGGGTACAGGTGAACAAATTATCAACTTCAGAAGATAATGCCTCTACGGGTCTCTCAGGAGCCCACAGGGGCATTTCTTTTTGTGTTATCTTTGTACAAAATAGAATTATGAAAAGACTTTTGTTTTTGTTGTTATTTATACCCGTGATTGGATTTGGTCAGGCAGTGGTGTCACCATCCACATTGACCGTAGGGGACTATGATAGAAACCTTATGGCACGGGACACACTGTTCTCACAAAGTTACTTTGCATACCGGGATACCATAATTCCGGTTCTCGATGTTACCTACCATCAGTTCAGTTCCGATTCAATTAACTGGCACAAGCTATGGGTTACAGGTGACAACTACATTAGAGTGTCCAATAACGTAAAGTATAATTGGAAAGTATTGAAGATTCTCGACTTACTCGATCCCCTGTGGAAAAGGGACACTCACGGTGGAATATACAATACAAACGTGTATGATGTTCATGTGATGAACTCACTGGAAGTGGAGGATTCCATAAACACAAATAACTTTTATTTTCTTGACGGGGATTCACTGAGGATAACGAAACTAAATGCCACAGACGGTGTCTCCGGGGATATACTGCAAAACATAAACGGTAAGGCATATTGGATACCGATTACACAGGTGTTTGATTCAGCAGGGTTCTACGATGCTCAGAATGGCAACCACGAAGGAATAGGGGTGTGGAACAATACCACAGACAATGTATTCTACTTCCGGGGAATTGATGTGGATTCGGCTTTCATGGCGATAAGTCTGAACAACACCGATCACACCATTGTACTTGCTTTTGATCCCACTAAACTAAGTGTGACAGCAGGGATTGGACTTGGTGGTGGTGGTTACTTTAGCTCCAGCGGGAACGTGATTGTGAACATGGACATTCCTGAACTAACCACTTCAACTTACGACACTCTTGATTGGGTTCCCGTGTACGATGTGAGTGCAGGAGGACACCGGAAGGTACACATCAATACGTCAAGTGGAACTGCTGATCTGGATTCCGTGTATTGGATAGTGGCGAATGATGGCGACATTGATACAGTGTTCAATAACCACGTGCTATACGTTGAGGAGGGTGATAGTTTAATAGACATTAAGATAGGTTCAGACAGTGTTATCGTCTCCCTCAATGGCTGTCCCGTTCCCCCGGGTGGTTTAGCAGGTCAGGTGCTTGTCAAATTGAGCAATGCAGACTGTGACTTTGGATGGAAGAACATCTGTGACATTATTGCACCTTGCGACACTGTTACTGTTACCGCTCAGATGTGTGACTTTGCCAACTTGTACCTCGCTGATATAGTTCCGACTGTGGGACACCTTGACATCGGTGACTTGTCTTCCACCACAGCCACGGTGGGTGACTATGTTATTGACTGGTATGTGGGGGGCGTATTTAAGTTCACCACGGCCACCAGTGGTGCAGGGATAACCAATTACGTGTTACAGCCGTTTACGAGTGCTATGCCTGTAGTTAGCGGAACCTATACCCCTGTGATCAGATGGGTGTATGTAAATGGTGAGAAATACGTCTCTGCCTATACACAACAGGGTACATACAGTCCAGATCTTGCCACCTGTCTCTCGGATGTGGTGTCAGCAGCTTATATCTGTGATAACGGAAGTGGATACACGGAAGGAGCTATTGCCTACGAACATTCGGTGTCGTATTCTTATGAGTTGAATACCGACGAACTCCCCACCAGGGAGATTTCGATGGACTTGGATGCGACGACTTCTTATGTGCCGTGGTTCTTCTATGGTGAGAACGTTATAGACACTTTAAGGGTTTATTTTGTCCACGGAGCCACTGAAACCCTATTGGAGACATGGCAGGTGGGTACGGCTTATGGTGCTTATAACTTCCCACTTCACAATATATATTCATCGTACTTCAATAAGATAACGACACTCCCAACAGTTGCCACAGGGGATAAGATCAAGTTCAAGATTGATCCGTATTCCACGAATACCAACTGGAGGTTGTCATGGAAATGCTTGGACACTCTGGACTTCGACCTGTGTACACCATTTGAAAAGGACTACCAGACTATTGACACCACGGCAGCAATAACGATGGTGTGGAACGGTTCAGCAGGGACTTATGATTTAACCTATTCAAATAAGTCAGCACACATCCAGAATGACGTACAGCATTACATCTTTGAAACATCCGGGTGGGCAACAAACATGACTTACGTTCCCACATCTAACCGTTGGGGTAATGACTTCAAAATATCCCTTAATAGGAATGTAAACTGTGCGTGGTTGGAAACTCCGTCTTCGGGATATAGTTGCCGGACATTCACCGATTCCATCTCTTATATCAAGTCAAGTGATACGGTTAAACTGGTGGCTCGTAACCTTACCGACTACAATCTGTTTAAGAACTCGATGCTTACTGTATTGGCAAGTACGAAAATGACATCGTATTCCAGTGACCCGGAGAATGTAAACCACTACAAACTGTTGATGTTCTCGGCGTCTTCAAATGCACTTTGTGGTGACGGAACAACGGTGACGTATCCGAAGATGTACACGCATTACGACACAACAAATGTGTCCTACGACGATCCGAATTACACCATACAAATCCTGTTACAGAAGACCGTAGACGGATACACCGATTCCATAGCTAATACCTGTGGTACGGCTCCGTCAACATTAGATGTTCCCAATACGACAGCATTCTATAATCTTACCGATTTCAATGGAACATTTAAGGTTGGTGCGTGGTCATTATCTGATGGTTCGTGGACACGTACTGTTCTCACTCAGGACAGCATAACCGCATACGTGTCGTATAAGGGTAGGTACGCCAACTACGGTGGCGGTATGCACGAGGAAGTATTGGACTTGTGTCCGACGTATGACTATGTGAATTTAATAGCTTCACGTCATTATTTCTATCCGACATATATGCGGGTGGTGATAACCCTTGACGATCCCGGTGATCCAGATGTGGCTACACAGAACTTCGATGTGTACAATTTACTCGATACAAATGGATACTATGGTGCGTATCGCTTGGTGTATCGTATGGTTGGTGGTGTTGGGACTTGGTATTCATCGGGATTATGAAACTGGACAGGTCAACACTTGGGAACATCGGTGGCAGTAAACTGACTACCGGAATGGGTATCGCAATGATATTCGTAATTGTGTTGCGGCTGTGTGGTATCAAACCGGAGGATTTCTTCGGTATTGACACCGGTGATATTATCCTCTATGTGGGTTCTGTTATTGCGGCGTTATTGCTACTCATAAGTAAAGACCCCAAAGCCCCGTAGATGCGTGTGAGAGGCTCTACAATCAATTATCTACGTTAAGTGGGGTATTTGTATATTGTAGTCGCAAAGTGTCTTAAAACAAAAAAGAGTGGCTTTTTTAAGGTCACTCTTTTCATTTGATAAAACCGGGTTACGGCAATGCTGCAAAAATCTCGTCAATCACTTCATAGATGAACGGTAGCAGTTCCGGTTTTTCAGCCAGCAATTTGGCTTTCAGCTTCTCTAATCCCGTGTTGTCGGCCATTCTGATAGCGATTCCATCAATAACTTCCGGGATACCTTTTAAGACGATCAAATCGTCAAGTTTCTGTTCTTGCTCCGGGGTCAAAAACCCCCTACGATCTTCTGACATGTCATTTGTTTTTAAATTCAATACAAAGATAACTGTTTTATTCGATTTGTGGTTCAATCTTTTATTTTACTTTTAACAATTAAAATACAATAACGTAATTCTTATTTTACTTCACAAGCAAATCTAACAGGAAATGTAACAACTGCATTTGTCACAAGTATTCTGGTTTTACCACAATCTTCCTTATGGCATAACAACTGAGTGGTTCCATCCCAATCGGTATAATCATATACAGTACCTCTTACTGCTGTATTCAGTTTCGATATGACAAAACATCCAATAGGAAATTTAACCTTACATTCATCCATTGACAATCTTAGTTTCTCCTGTTGAAGTTCATACCGTTCAACTGTTAATTTTGCACTTAAATACTCTTTTCTTGAAATCATTTCCGTGTGTTTTAATTTATACTTGCACAAAAAATAATTATTACAGCGAAGACAATGGCGTAAACTAAAGCAATAATAAACCACATTAGTTTATCAAATCTTTTCTGTTTATCAGCAGATTTCTGATTCATATTTTATTCCTCCTTCACTTTATGATGTATTTTAATAAAATCAGCGCATCTTTGAGCAAATCCTTTAAGTTGTCTATTATCATGTGAAAAATTACCCGTAGTCATTCTGTCACATTTTTCTACAATTTCTTCAAACCAAAGGATGGAATATTCAATTAACTCTTCATTACTCATTTCTGTTCATCCTTCCAATCACTTAAAAGTTCTGTTGATGTTTTTTCCTCACCCTTGGCATTAACCCAAGTACTATCTAAAAATGCCCATTTAGTTTTACAAGTCCACTCCGCAAACTCCTGCATATAAACACACATATCAATAAGTCCAAGTGCATAAGCATTTAGATCAATTTGATTATCATTATTAGCTTTTTTGTCAAGTAAATATTGTACTACTTCATTCATTTTTACTTTCCTCCCAAATTCTTAAAAGTTCAATTGTTGTGACTTGTTTAGAAGTTGCCTCTTTTGGCATACACCACATCCACTTCTTAAGAATATCATTGTATTCCCAATGTCTGAAGGCCCAAACAAGGAAATTATTTATATCTTCAGCAGTATAAATAAATGGATCAGGTTCAACTGATATTCGTGGTATATGCTTATCCATTTTCGTTTTCCTCCCAAATACTTAACCATTTAGAATATACAATTTCTCCATTTGAAAGAAGAAATTTCTTTGTTTTTCTCTTAAATCCAGTAAAAAGCTCACCACTTTGCATATTTGGTTTATTTGTTTCTTTACCATATATCCTTTGCAGAACAGTGACCTTCTCCCCTTTATATTCGTATTCTCTTCCACATTTTACATCACTTGTTTTCATTCCTGTTCCTCCCAAAGTTTTAAAAGTTTATTCGTAGAAAAAACTGGCTCATAGTATACACTTCTCCATGTACTGATAAAAATTTGTCTGAATCCACTACTTTCCAACCATTCAAAAGCGTTCACCATGTCTTCAGCAGTGTATGGTTGTCTTTCATTGACAAAGTTAGCACCTGCAATAAAACCCATTTCATAAGCGTGGTCTCCCGACATATTCAATTTTGAAGCATTTTTAATTTCGTTATTTGTCATTTTATTTCGTTTTAAACTGGTTCAATAAATTTTATGTTTGATGGAAGTACTTCTGCCATTGTACCATCTGGCAACTCAATTAAACCAACTGTATAGTTTCCAAATCCAGCAGTTGATTCTTCATAGGCAGCTGCCCATTGATGAAATAATCCCTTATGTATAAAATCAGGTTCCCAACAATTAGTTCCTTCTATTGCTATTCTATCTGGATATTTTAATCCTTGTGGTATTTCAGTTATCCACTTTTTAAATAATACTTTTCTCATTTTCAATATCTTTTAATTCCTTCTCCAATCGTTTAACAAATGTTTCTTCACCATCGTCACCTGATAGAAAGTAATCAATTCTTTGAGCATAAACCCTTGCTATTCGAAGTTGTTTTACGGCTTCTCTCATTTTATCCTGAACAACTTCGGGATAAGTCGGGTAGAGCTTCACGGGATATTCCTTTAAATAGCCCCCATCCCATTCATCACTTGGTTTTTCTTTACCCTGATTGTCCAATACACCTTCAATACTGTCGGCTATTGTATCAATGTGATACTGGTAATAGTCAAAAAATCCACCACTCATTTTTGTTTCATTTTATAAATAATTGATAATAACATTAAGAACGTACATAGGCAACTTTTTTTTGAGATGCTAATATTTTAGCAACTTGACTATTTTTTAATTCAGGAAAAAGACAAGCAAAAAAAGCACGATCTGCAACATCTCTCTTACCGGTATCATTAGCAAATCTAACAGCAGACCTCATAACATTCATCATGTAATTAGCATCTTTCATTTTTTCAATTCGTCTTTTAAAATCATCAAGACAATCATCACACATGTCGAGACATTCATTTCTATCAGTTTTAAAGGAGTGATTACACTCCAAACAAAAACCCACGTTAACAGGTATATTCAATTGTGAATTTTGTGTTATACTCATTTCCGTTTCCTTTCCATTCTTTTATGTACCCTGTATGCTTTATTCTTGTGCCATCTTTCAACTTGTCTACTTAATAAAAATCCTGCAACAATTCCTACAGCATCTGCTGTTAAATCCTTATAACTGGGTTGTGAATCAACACAAAACTCTTTTCCTATTCCCGCCAGGCAAGTAGCTACAAGAACAGCAGGTTCAGCATATTTCCTTTCTCCTCCATCTCCTAATATTATCTGAGTACCAGAAAATTGTAGAAAGAACTCAATCCCCACGTGTAACCCCTTATCCTTTGCTATCCACGGATCGTATCCCTTGTACCAATTCTGTGAATAACCCAATATGGTTATCAGCGAAAATAGTGTTATCAATAGTAGTTTTTTCATAATAACTTGAATTACATATAATACTTAAAGGTAATTATCGGATAGCTCACATTTTACATCTTTTTTCCAGTTTTGTTTCATTCTACTTCTGGAAAGAAAATTACACATATTTTCCCACCAATTTACATATCCTTTCGGAGGGTGTACGTCTCTTTTCCAAACGCCTGTTCCTTGTAGTTTCTTTTCTCTTCCGTATGGTCTCATAATATTTTTAATTATATTATTTATAATGAAAAGTCACACCTATAATGTGTGAGCAAATACAATTACATATATATACAGTTATCCCCAATTATAAATACCCCAATCAGTAGCTTCCATGTCAGAAATGAAAAAATTAGCGTTTTCCCACTTCGCTTCGCTTTCTTTTCTGTGAAAATCACATTCGAGTCTATTTTGTCCGTCTGTGCTTAATCTGTATTTTATCGCACCTGTCACGCACGTTCTTACAAGCAATTTACCATTTTTCATTTCTTTTACAGCCCACTTCCACGAACCTTTTAATCCGAAAAAACGAACAACTGGTGCAAACAGGCCACTGCTAATGCTGTATGTTTTAGATTGTTTTTTCATATTTTTTTTGATTTCTTCCACATTTCAATAAGTTCGTAATCTGTTGGTATATGACCATATTGGGCATTATTGTATTTATTTATGATACACCACGCGGCAAAACTAATAAGATCGTCCTCCGAATACAGTTTATTCAGATGTTTTTCTGCCCGTTCAGCTAAACACGGGTTCACGTTGTATAATGTTTCAAGCCAATCTGGTAGTTGTTTTTTTCCCATAATTATTTATTTTTTTTCAAATGAAATACATTTTGCAATTAAATCATTCCGCTGTTGTTTTAACTTCTTAATTGCGGAACGATACTGTTTAATCTTATCATTTTGTCTTCTATAAAGTTCTTCTTTACGTGCCTCTATTTTAGACATCCTGATTATCTCTCTCTTTTCTTTTTCAACCTCATATTCTGAATTTAGATAATCGACCTCCGATTCCAGTTGTCCAACTCTGGTTTCAGTTTCTTTAAGTTTCTTCGTTAAAGCCGCAACGGTTTCGTCTCTACTATACTGCCGTTGCAACTTTATCAAAACATTATCGAAATGATCCATTACAGTTCCTCCAATTCCTTCTTAGCACGGGCACGTTCAATAATCACATCCCACTTGTCAACAAACAACTCCTTGCAAACATCAATGACGTACTTTTCAAACCTAACCGGTTTACCAACTTTCGATATTTGAAGTTGGATGAGTTTTGAAAGCGACTTCTGCAAGGACATAGCTTGGTACACCCGGTCGTTGTCTTCACCCTTTAGGCGTAATTCCATTTCCAGTATGTCAATTTCCACACAGGAATACCAGTATTTGAGTTGTGCGTAGTCCTCACACGCCAACACATCGTCACTGGATAAATTAAGTTTCTTGTTAAATAATTTCATTTTATAAGTTTTAATGCTTTGATTAATCCATCTTCCAATGATTCTTCGTATGTTTTCCACCACATAAAATGTTGTGAAAAAGAATCGGTTCTTTTATAAAAGTCCCATGTATCCTTTGCCATTCCCCTACCCTCTGTTATGTGTTCTGTAATATTCCACGTATAGGCGGTTTCAGAATCGTCAATGGTTTCAAATTCGACACAGACAACAATGTTGTGTTTTTCTATCAACCATTTCTGAATTTCACACATCCATAGGAAATACCGTGTAACTTCTAAATGAAACCACGGGGCACTCTTTGAGTAAGGCATGGAATTTATCACTTTGGTTGCAAAACCATTCTTTTTCGCTAAATCAATGAGTTGTTCTTTCATAATTGAATTGTTTGTTTACCGTTAATTCTTACTATTTTCGCCACCCGGATCGCATCGTCCTTGCCCTTTGGGTCTTTTTTCTCGTACCACCCCGTTAAGCAGTTGAACCCCTTCTTCGGAATATAGTAGCGAACTTCTTTGACAGTCTCCATATTTTATCAAGTTTGATTTTAACGCTGATGCTTACTTTTGCCACCTTAAACGCTTTAAGGCGATTTTCTTTGCTGTTGGTGTAATTTATCGTCTCCATGGCGAAAGTGTCCCTACGGGGCTGTAGTAACGTCTGGTGACACATTAAGCCCGTACATTAGGTAATACCAAGAGAACTCCTTCTCTGCATATTGTTTCTGCCAGTGGAATGTTTTACGCAGATATTCAATAGCCCACTTCCGGAATGCTTCATCTTCATCCTTCGTTAAAGTGAAATAATAACACCAAAGTTTACCATCAATTTGCTGGTGATCCATAACGTAGTCGAAGTCCACGTTGTACTTTTCGAGTTGTTTGTTTATTAACGCCTTTATTGCGTTGTCAATTTTGTCCATTGTGAAAGTATTTTGTGCACCATTCGGATTTCGGTTCCGAAGACCTATTATTTCAGTCCTGTACCAACACATATGGTGCGTGTAACCATGACATTCAAAGAACAGTACAAAGGTATAAACAATTTTTGACATCTGCAAGCGTTTATGTTTTATAACATCAAATATTTCCACATTGCACCATTTTAAACCCGTTACGGAAATAAAACCTACCTTTGAAATAAAAAATGATATTTGAAGAATTGATAAAAGAGAATAAAAAAGAGTTTCTGGATAAAGTTGTTCAGATTTCTTCATATTTAGGAGTAGACCCCAATCACTTACTTTTTTTAATGTGGTTTGAAACATCACATACACTCGATCACACAATACAAAATAAAATAGGTGCAACTGGTCTCATCCAATTCATGCCAAAAACAGCAATCGTATTAGGAACTACTACGGACAAACTTAAAGCAATGACAAACGTAGAACAACTTGAATATGTTAAAAAATATCTTTCCCCACATAGAAACAAATACAAGGATTTTGTTGATCTTTATTGTATGATATTTTGGCCTGCTGCGGTTGGTAAACCGGATTCGTTCAGGATACCCAATGACATTGTGGCGAAACAAAATCCATTATTCGATATAAATAAAGATACCGATATTGAAAAGTCTGAAATAAGACAAGCATTGATTAAACAAATACCACAGAAATACATTAAATATTTTGTATGAAAACAAAAGAGAAGACAGGGAATAAGTGGGTAAGTGTGCTATTAACAATGGCACTTGATCTCATCTGGAAGAACAGGGACGAAATAGTAGTTTTTGTGAAAAGTGTATTTAAAAAGAAAACCTCCAAAAAGGAGGTTGATAAAAAGGTTATTAATAAGGACTAATCCTTCACTTAATTCATAGCATTATTTGTTCTGGGTGTTTGTTTTAACCGAACGTACTTTCTGATTATACGGAACATATCGGGAATATCTATAAAACTAAACACATGATCCTTCCTTATAGGAGCAAACCCAATAGTGTACCCATGTTCACCGTGACTAATCTCTGTTACACGATTCCCGTTTACGCGTGTTAAATAAATCCACGGATAGTTTGCACGGAGTTTTATTGTTATTCCGATCTTTGATAATCGCATAACCAATACGTCCACTTGTTCACCCATTGACATTTCACTCAACTTCATACACCTTGATACTTAGAAGACGCTGCCCACTTACGAACGGTTCATTCAGAAACTTCGCAACAGCAGCATCTTCTGTTTTGGCATACACACGAAAACTAGAACATTCCATGTGTGCAAACTTGGCATCAATGATGAAACACTTTTTACCGAATAGTTTAGTAAATAAGTTCATGGTATATACATTTAATATAAGTCTTCGCTGTAAAGCTCATCACCTCTGATTTCTTTTTTGCCAAGAACTTGATCATTTGCAAGTGCTATAACTAAACCTTCTTTTCTATCAACAAAACGATTTTGACTGGTTATAAATCCTTGTGTTTTTTTTATCCCTGAAACCTCTTGCCTGTTCATGAACCATGAAAGTTCTCCACATAATGCTTCCAAGCAATGATTATGTCTATGACCATAATAAACTTTTCCAGAGTCATCAATTCTGATTGCTGCACATATTATAAACTCTTTCATACGATGTGTCTGAAGTTAATACCGATTTCAATAACACGTTTTACACCCTTCACGTTCCTATACCGGACTTCCGTGGAAGGATCACTGTACCTGCAATAGTGAATGCCGTCTTCCAGGAACTCATCCTCTTTATTAAAGTGGTATTCGCTGTCAAAGAATACGAACCCCTGTTTTTGCAGGTGGGCAATAAGGATCAATGAAATGTCCTTAATGTATTCGTCTTTGAAGTCTTTTAATAAAGACCCCAAACCCGGTTCAATCTTAATGATCTGATCACAAGAGAACCAATTCATTTTACCCTGGAATCGTACCATCAGTCCTGCATGTTTTGTTCCGGTAAATACTCATCGGTCATTTTCTCCACGCTGTCCGGGATGGTCAATTCACCCGTAATACTTGAACCAGGGTTCGGTGGATTCTTTTGCATATCCAAAATTTTCTTATAACCAGACACGATTCCCAACCAATTTGCCTGTACTATTAATGACATTATGATACCAATATCATATCGATCCAATATATGTCCTTCTGCTCTATTTAAGGCCTCCATCGCATCAGTAAACAAATCCAAATAATTACTGTACTTTTTTACATCAGTGGTTTTATTGTGATTTTTCATATTAGTAGTTTTACTTGTAAAATTCTATCCGGTTCCGGTTCAATGTCGTTCTGTATGCACATATAAACGTAGTGCTCGATGAAAGCAGCATCTTCCGGTGAAATTGCTTTCTCCACAAGCGTTTTATACATGCTGTTCCTACGGTTCACAATCCCCTTCGATACGGCAATACACTTTCTCACAATGGCCGGGTTGTGAACATTCAGTTGGTTACCCAGACTAACCAACTTGTCCTGAAATTCCTCTGTTGCTTCACCTGCGGCATCCCTCTTTAGGATTTGCTCAGCGAAGACATAGTCAAATATTAATTGTTCTTGTTCGTTTTTCCACATGATCATGAAATTATTTTTGAAATTATCTTTTGTAAAATTAATGCTTCGTCATAAGACAAACCATCTATATAAACACGATGTCTGTTATGGTTGTGATGAGAACATCCAAATGCTGTTGTGTCGTCTATTTTTACATTAACACCACGTTTCATATTACCAAACTCTTCTAAGAAACGTAATGGTATGGCAGTAAGTCTTAATGATTCCCATTCGTTCAACCATTTATGAACTTCCTTCACCTGTTCGGAGCTAATCGGTTCCGTGTTATTATTTATCCACATAATCCTAATTTATAAGTTTATTTTGTTCTGCAAGCAGGGCCATACCAAAAGCGATCTCACTATCATTATAAGACACTTTCCCATTCAAATGTTCAGATATTAGTATTATCTCATCAACACGAGACATATTAAAATATGCCATAATATCATGTTTTGTTTGCTCTAGGAACTTTATTTTTGTATTATTTTTCCACATAAATCATTCCCTCTTTTACGTATTTTTCAATATCACGATAAAATAAATGTTCTGTTACTGTTCTTTCCCAAAGTGTTTCACCGTTCCAATACCAATACTTCATACCGATTTTAACTTCATACCCGTCACCCTCGTACAAATTTACATTGATGAAGTCAAAAAAGGAATCTGCTTTACGCAGGTTGGTCGGTATCATAAACAAGTTCTTCTCCTGTTAAACAGAAATACAAGTTCTGAAGTTGGTGAACGTATTTAATGTCATTTGGAATAAATGAGCCAGTACTACAATATAAAATACAGACATACTCCTTTCTGAACATTTCAAAATGTATTTCAGCTTTTATTTCTGGGATTGGTAAATAGTAATTAATTATGTAATTTATAAATCCAAATTTTACCAACCACTCTTCGGTTAGTGGAATAGGTAAAATGTCCTTTAAATCCATCGTGCATTCACCTATGGCATACCAATCCCTATCTTCCCATTTAAAATCAAATTCCTTAAAATCCTGTTCTGGTTGTCTATGAGACCAATTATCTAAATGGTGTACCAAATTTCCAATCCTAAGTTCATTTTCGTTCATCATATCAATTTTAAAGATTATTAAAAATACTACTCTCTCATGTTTTTAAGTGCTTCGGTCAGTTCATCAGGAAGATGTTCAAATGTTAACAGCTCGTACACACCTTCTTCTTCTGTTTCTTTAAACCAAAAAGGTATGTGCCTATAAGTACTACCACTCGTCATGTGCACGATTGTACTTATTTTATTAAGAAAGTCTGTTTGCTCTTTTGTGAATTTCACTTCCATATTATTAATTTTAAAGATTAATTAAATAAATACAAAACACCTATGAATCTACTTCACGAACATTTCTTGGTGGTACTGCATAAAAACGATTTTTATCATCCATTAAATAAGCCAAACCTCCTCTTGTTAGCTTAACAACAGTTAATTCTGTTTTTTTGAAAATAATTTCACGCAATCCTCCATTAAACGCAAGGTCTCTATCACCAGTAACATATACCCTATTGCCAATGTTTTTTTCTATAAATTCATGCGCTTTCATTTTACCAATTTTAAGTATTCATCAAAACTTCGTGTTTCGTATTTGAACTTCGTCAGTCCACTTCGTACGTAATTTGAATTTTCCTTTACAGATTCCGGCACAAATGTTCGGTAAAACAGCCCTTTCTTTGCAAAGCTGATTACGACCTTGTGAACATACACCCCGTACTTGTCCATTACCCACTTTTGGTTCACCGGGAATGTTATGCCAGATGAATTGTTCTTTCCCACGAACTCGCCCTTTACATCAATGACAGATGGATTGGCTACAAATGGCACTGTGACCTCCCTACGTCGTTTTACAGCCACTTTCTCCCCCGGGGTGGTATAAAGTACCCCTTCGGCACTGGGACGCCATAAAATCTCCCAGTCGGCGGTATAAACGTGTTCCCTAAACACACCATCACCAGCGAATAATATATACGATCCTGGTTGGTAAATCGCGTGGTCAATGTAGTCCGCAACGGATTCCAACCATAGACTAAACAACCATTCCTCGTTTGAGGCGTAATCTGATTTCATTTATATCGAATTTAATTGAATCAACTTTCCTCGTCGTAGCTTCACCTGTTCTTATATCAACGACAGTACACCACATTAATGTAACACCATTATCCTTTATAGGGCGAATATCAATAACTACACCATCGGATTCTTCTTCATCCAAAAATGTTGGAAGTCCCAAGTTGTAATAGTCAAGATGTTTACCACCAAGTTCCGGTATTACCTTGACCTCAATCGTTTTCCAATACTTACAACTAAGTGGTAAGTCTATTCCCAATTTCATAATTCTCTGGATTAAGATTAAATTCACTGGGGAATGTTTCTTCTGTCGGTGCTATGGTTCCCCTTTCAAGCATCGTCACATAGGCTGTTTCCTTAACAGCAAGGAACTTTGAATAAAGATAGTCCTGTTTCTTGACTGGAATCTCCGTAAAGGTGTAGCGTTTCTTTGTTGAGTTCCCCAGTATCAACACCCCGCCACGATCAGCACCGCACACCCGGCGGTATGTTTCAACCTGAATCAGATGTTCCTCGAATACCGACTTCGATGTTTTCAAATCCACACACCAGACCTTGCTCCATTTATCGTCACTGATTCTGAGTTCCAAGTCCATTGTGCCTCCCCAGTCTTCGCCAAGTATCATCTTTTCAGAAGACACAATCACGGAATCATGGTCTTTCATAAAGTTCAAGAACCCGTCCAGACAGCGTTTAATGAATAAAACGTCACCTTCATCCCGGCAGAAGTTTTCAATGTTTTCAATGGTCGTGGGGATATGGTGTTTTCCCATTTGCTCAATCCGGTCGTGCACAAACGATCCGATCTGTTCCTTATGTTTCATAATTCGGTCGGCCTCGTGTCCGTATTCTTTGTACCAACTCACCAGAAACGGACTCATCGGGGCACCTGCACTCCACAGGTAGTGAAAGGCAGGGAACCACTTATTCCCGGTACGTGGGTTTATCTTCTCGTTGTGACCATAAAACCTCTCATCATACGCCTCCTGTGTTACCCGGATAATACCGCTGTCGTCACGGGTTTGTATGATTTCAACAGGTTTCTCAACTGGCTTAATAGGAACTTCCGGAACGAACGCATCAATGGCATCACGGAGCGTGTTGCATTGTTCATGGAACTGACAGAACTTTAAAATCAGTTTCACGGAGTTATACACAGCATATCTCGATCCACCAATTTCATCAGCTATCTCTGTTGGTTTGTATCCTTTTTCGGATGCCAACGCCCTCACCAAATGACGAACCATCAGGGGTGTACCCTCCCGGCTCTTACCCTTCACGTCTTCTGTGGTTACACCGAAGAGCCTGCACGATATGTCTAAAATTTGAGTAATTGCTATCATTATTCCTGTGTTAGAGTCACTTTGTCTCCGGGTTCTAATAAAGTGACCAAAAGTTCATATGGTACACCAACCCACGTATTACGTGGATTAGACAAAGAAACCAATCCCTCATAAACACGTAACAAGATTTCTCCTACATGATCGCTTCCGTAATATAGAATCATTAAATCTCCAATTTTTGTTTCACTCGCGTGTATATGTTTTCCTTTACATTCAATTAATTCCGTTTTCATACCGTTTCTCCTTTCGCCCATTTCCTAATGTCTTCTGCCAACTGATACAATGTCTTCCGGTTTAATTTCACCGGGTTGCCGTCGTTGTCCACAGTCAAACACACCGTCGTTATCTGAATTGCCTTATCCAGACAATCCAGATTCAACTTTACGGAATCAGGATAATCAATGGATGCCGGAGCAACAGGTAACCGGTTTTGAAGTTGTGGCACACTTTCCCCAATGGGAACCAACGAAGTAATGTTTTTGTAACCGTTTTCTTCTTTGAATTCAACTTCCACCTGTTTGCCGATGTTAGTTTCGGAAGCCTCGATAATTTTTGTATCAAACACATTCGCCGAACAATCGTCAAACGATATTTTAGCAAATGTCCTGCCGTTCTTAGCGGCTTTCTTTTCAATTCCTTTTACTGTTTTGATCATTTCTTTATTGTTTTAAGTTTTAAAAATCTCATCCTATTGGTTTCAAGCAACTCGTTTGCACGTACACCAAATTCCCGTAATAGAAACACCTGGCACACCTCGATGAAATCCGTTAATCGCCTTACACTCATCCCGCTGATGGACTCCACAAATGCACAGTCTTCAACATCGGAAACCAAAGCGAAACGCATTTGCAGGTCTTGTTTGGCATCGTCAGGTAATAACCCTGAGCAATCCGAATATGTTCTCACGACTCCCTGATGGAAGAAAGAATTAAGCCGATTCCACTTTTGAAGTTCTGTTTCTTCAGTGGGTTTCCCGGTGTATGTGCTTAGAAAATACGGAAATTTCATCTCTTTAAGTTTGTAAATTACGTCGTTCAGGTCGCTGTGGTTTTCAATGAACTTGTCCACTGGATAACTTTTTGTATTCCACATCCCAAGCATCACTAATTTCAGACCAAAAACCATCTCCTTCCGTGGTATAATCCCAAAGAAATGCACCATAAATCCTTTCATCGTCTGATACATGATATCCTGGTGTCCTAAATTTTATTAGATTTGTGGTGTATCTCCGTAACACCCCGTGCTTAATTAAAAATGCTTTAAATTCTCTGTACATTTTACCTAATTTTTAATTTTATCACATACGGTTTACCATCGTTGGTAGTCATTCCCTTAACGCTGCACAAAGGTACATTAAATATATCATTTGTGCAACTTAAAATGAACTTTTTTATCTTTTTTCTCATTTTATACATTTTGGTTTATTGTTTTTCTTAGGAACCCACGATTGTCCCTTGAACCCACTCCAACCACGTGGATACACCTCAATCATTTTAATCCGAAATGATTCAATGGGGCAGTTTTTAACAAGCCATCTGTCTTCCTTTTCCGAAGTGTTCCAAATAGCAAAATCATAAAATTTAACGTAATGATCAATGTCTTTTGTGTTATTTTTAAGAAACTCCGGAGTAACTACTACTTCTTCCTCTACATATCTACCTTTATAATCAAATTCAAATATAGAAAAGGTATATAACCAAATAGCCTCCCCTAATTCCTTAACCATTTTGTCATAGTTATCTATCCACCACTGTCTATATATTGGATATTCCTTGCCGTCAATGTATGTTTTGTCAATGCTTGCCATTTTTAATAATTTAAGTGCTTTGAATTACTTTTCCACAAAATTTACATTCCCACTTGTAATATTTCCACTCTTGTCCCAGACAATCAGTTTTTACTTCCACTGGATCAGCAAACAGACCTCCAACCCTAGACCAATTATGCACACAATTTGATTGATATTTGTTTTTAATAAAATGAAGTTTTTTAAGTTGGTTTCTTAATAACCCCGTTTTCTTATTTATTTCCCACTCCTTCATTTCAATCATATCATTTATCCTTGATATGGTATATTTGTTTATAGGATTCTGGACAACCTTAAAACGTGACAAATCAGGATTTCTGATGTATGCGTATGAAGAAGTGAAAGCCAACTGGTGTGAAACTGGAAGATTGATCCTTACAGCAGTTGAAAGATCGTCTGAAACGTAATAGTAACCAAACACACCACGTTTTACAGTGTCTTCACCTTCTTTGTCTTTTTCAGTCCATTCCAGAATGTCATTTTTCACAAATGTACACAGTGCTTTTAGCCTGTTTTTTTCTTCTTGTAGTTGCTCTTTTAAGTTTTCCATTTTTATAAATTTTAATAATCTGATTTAACGTAAATTTCTTTCCTTAATCTGATTTGAGTTTAATATTTCGTCAAATCGAATAATAGAATCAATCATCCATTCATAACCACAAAATCCAGCAGATTTTTTTCTACGTTTATTTGCTTCTTTAGCATAAACCTGTTCTATTTCAATATGTGCGCCCCAACCATCACCAAAATTATAATAATGGCCTTTCCTTGGTGCGCTTGTCCCTACTAAAGTGCGAGTAAAAACACCCTCGTAAATAGGATACGATTTAGCATCTTGCATAATTTTAGCAGCAGTTTTATTTTCAAATTTCCTAATAACAAAATATTTGCGTTCTTCGCCTGTCCATTTCCCATTCCAACTACCTACATTTGGCATTGTTAATTCAAAAGATAATGTTTTCATTTTTATACTTTTAAGTTTTTAATAATTCAATTTTGTGTAAATTTCCTTCCAATTAACTTCACCCGTGTAGTTTAAAATCCGGTAATCGTACACTTCCAGATTGTATCCGTAGGTAAAATTAATCACCGGTTTCCCATACTCGTCCCGTTTAATCTTCCTAACCACGCCCATTACCACGTTTAACTCAGCAGTAAATGTTTTCATCCGACGGCTAACCGCCTTAAAGTAATCCAGCACCTGGTATCCTTCCGGTCGTGGTTTTAGTTCATGTCCACAAGCCACACAGAGGCGTCTCAGATCGTCGTAGGTGAAGAAATACTCCTCATGTGGGGAAAAGTATATCCGACGACCAAGTACCTCCTGTGGCTTTCTAACAAAGCGTACAGCGATGTATGGTTTCCCGTTTGTATCTGCTTTCACTTCTGATTCTAAAATGGTGCAAACATTGACACCGAGTAGCCACTTGTATTTGCCACCCTGGCCCGTGCGTAACTGTCGCATGTCCAGGATCAACTGATATTGTTCGTCTGAAAGGAATGTATTCATTATTCGCTATCGTTTTTTACCTCACCCCATCCAAATATTTTGATACCCCGTATATCTCCCAGTTCTTTTTTAACGACATCAATAATATCCTTAAAACAAATATCGTTATACTCTTTGTCTAATTTTACATTCACGATATCTTTTTTGCTCGTTCCAATGTTAATAATTGTCATGTTTTAAAATTTTATGTTATAAAAAATATGTTTAATAATCACCACTCCGGTTTAACCCACATCCACTCTGAAAACGAAAGCACAACCACAACAAACATAAAGCAAACAATAAGAAAAAACAATAGTAAGTAAATCCAAATTGCATTATAAAGCATGGATTCGATAAGCTCCTTTTGCTGGCGTTTCAATTCGTTGTGGAATAGATAGTATGTTCTCATTTGCTTTTAAAAACATGGTGAATAAAAGTACCAAACCCCCACACACAGGGAAAAAACAACAAACAGAATGCGTCAATCCAGCCAAACGACCAGAATATAACCAGAATTACAGCGAATACAAAATGTTTCATAATTCAATCTGCATTACTTCCCGAATGTGTTTCTCGCTGATACCATTCCGTTCGCAAACATCACGGATAATTTTATTTTTCAACTCCCTGTTGTTGCATTTGAAAATCCGTCTGTTGATCTCCGTTATGGTTTCAAACACCACGTCCTGTGATTCCTTTAGTGTCCTCATTTAGTAACTTTTTTAGTCGTTGTTGAAAACCATCCCACCACCAGTAACTTTCAAGTATGGAATGTGGTGTACCATGCCACAGTTCAACGTGGCATCTATGATGTGAAAGCACGATGTATTTTTCGTCTGTTAATAGGTCTCCGTCTCTGCCTTTTAGATGGTGGTGGCTAGCATGTTTCCCAAGTGGTTGATCACAGAAGAAACACACCCACCGGCCACCCTGTTTTGCGCTGTCGTCTATTCGTTTACAGACTGTAGCGTATCCTGCCATAATCTATTTATTTGTTTCCAATATTCCTTTTCTTCAGGTGTGCCCTCCCAAATAAATGCACCATCAATCCACGAATCCTTACCGGCCCTTCTTATGAAATGACATTCCGGAAGTTTGCCACGACTACGTTCAAAATTTGCAACGTATTTATTCCACGCGTCGTGTTCTTTCATAAATTTCTGAAATGTTTTGAATGTTACTTTTTTCATCATATCAATTTTAGTCTGTCTGCATAATTCAAGCTCACCACGAAAACCCGTGTAACCTTTCCTGTTGGATTATCCTTCTCCACAACTACACGGCATTTCCGATCCTTAATAGTTGCACTCACAACGCTGTATCCGCTGTCGAGTGCGTTTCTTAGATTCTGTATCATAACGATTCGATTTTGGCGTTGAGTTCGTCAATCTTTTTAATCACCGCCTTAATGTCGTCGCAGTCCTTCGTTACTTCGTTACAATACCATAAAAGGCACTTGCGAAGTGTTGGATGATACGTTTCATCCCTGCCAGTTATCTCTTCACCGTTTTTACGGATGTTTCCGGACTTAAACGTGTGAATAAGTTTGAAACAGTAAGAGTCTGTTTCAATATTCCAATTTTCATCAATTTTGATCATAAGTATTGTCTTGCTTGTTCCCGGTTCATAAAAAAATGTATCCCAGTGGAACATTCTTTCCAACGGTTTTCATCAAAGTCAGTAACCTCAACCGTTTCCCCTACTCTATAAATAAAATTAGAATCGTAATCAGAGGAAACCTCTGTTAATCCACCTTCAATTTCCAAACACGTAGCCTTGCTAGCCCTGCACTTTAAGGAGGTGGCAGAACTACGTTTAGCTTTTTCCGGGATAAGTAACTTAACAATTTTTTCATGTGCTTTCTTGTATGCAATGAAAGAACCTTCTTCGGGACAGTTTATGCAAACACAATACGTATGTTCGTCATAAATAGCACCGCTCAGGTTAGCACCGCTCAGGTTAGCATCGCTCAGGTTAGCACCGCTCAGGTTAGCACCGCCCAGGTCAGCATCGCTCAGGTTAGCATCGCTCAGGTCAGCACCGCTCAGGTTAGCACCGCTCAGGTTAGCATAGCTCAGGTTAGCACCGCCCAGGTTAGCATCGCTCAGGTTAGCATAGCTCAGGTTAGCACCTCCCAGGTTAGCACCGCTCAGGTTAGCACCGCTCAGGTTAGCATCGCTCAGGTTAGCATCGCTCAGGTTAGCACCGCCCAGGTCAGCATCGCTCAGGTTAGCATCGCTCAGGTCAGCACCGCTCAGGTTAGCATCGCTCAGGTCAGCACCGCTCAGGTTAGCACCTCCCAGGTTAGCACCGCTCAGGTCAGCACGCCTAATATTTTCCTTTAATAAACCAGCCAATAATAAAACCCTAAACAATTTGAAATTATTTGTTTTCATAATTACAACTATTAAAATCAGTGAAATATTACTTTTGTTTTAAATTTAGCAGAAACCCACACCGGAACGGACTTTTCTCCGTCAAATTGTGGCATATCAAAAAAGTGACTGGGTTTCTTCACTACCTGTATCACCTGGATTTTACGCCCCGTAGTTCTCTTCAGATTGTTGTGAGTACGTTTTACAGCAGGTAAGTGAGCCCGTTGTGGCAGGGTGAAACTCTTTGTGATCGGTTCTTGTTTTTGTATTTTTGGCTCATCGTTGCCGAATATGGACTTGATAAAATTTAACAACCTTTTCATAATTATATTTTTTTACAAAATAAATAATTCCCTTTCAGATATACAAGTTTTCAAACATGTTTTACAGCATAAAACACGTTTTTATTGATAAGGAAGTAACCACCGGGTTTTATCTGTGGTAAGTTTTCACGTACCCAACTCAGTACCCTTGCGGGTTCAACACGGGTAAGGCAAGGGAACACCAGCGAGGACACCACAACGCAATCCCCCGGTGTGAAGTTCTGTATCATCCTGCAATTACAGGTAACTGCCAAATTTGCCCCCTTCCTATCTAATAGGAGGTTGGCCAGGATTCTTTCTGTCATTCAAGTTCTTTATTCCACACTCCCGGTCTGGGGAATGTACGTTCGTTTCTTTCCGGTTTGTATTCCTGTGCCACAAAGGACACAATCTTAAAAAACATCGCCCACAGAATTGCGTACCCAACTACCGCCGTTAATGCTTCGGCTGTGGTAATGTGAACGAAAAGCGTAGTTACATACAGGGTCGCCCCTGCAAAGATGAATGTTAAAATAAATAGTGGTTTTTTCATTGTATAAATTATTTAAAAATTACCCAATACGGGTTTAGACATAGCCATATAAAAACTATAATCTAATAATGCTTCCTTTCTTATTTGCTTTTTCTTCTTCCTGGGATATTTGCAAGCATCCCAATATTTTACGCGGGATGATTCCGCCCTCTTCTTAAACTCTTCGTTCATCTTGTTTTCCTCATCAATAAAATTGATAGTTTGTCCTATTAAGAAATTAACAAATTTATTCATTGATTATATTTTTTAAAGTTATCAATTCATCTCCTCAATTTTGCCCCTGTGGGCGTTCTACGGACACTTTCACCGGTGAATGATATAAATTACCCACTTTGGGTAAAAGTGTCTTAAAAACGCTGTCAGGTGTAAAATAACGGGTATATATTATATTCTTTTATTTTATACAAGATTAAAACACTTTGATCCATTGGCTAAGATCATTTCTGTGTTTTACCAAAATAACACCATTAAAATCGGATGAAACCCATATTTTTTTAAGATTAGGATCTCCATATTCTTCACTGTATGTTCCCCTTGTTGCATTTTTGATGGCATATGCGGGATAATCAAATAGATTGATATTAATACACTCCCACCCACGATCATCTAAGGGAACAACATAAACGGGTTTAAAATTTCCTAAACAGGAAATTTGCCCACAATCACAGATATTCGGTATGTGTTTGTATTCCTGTCCGCAAGTTGCACAAACATATCCCTCAATTTCCTTAAATTCATTTTTCATTGTAGTAAATTTTTAAAATTAAACCTTGTGGCTTTCCGGGTGCGATCCCCGGAAACACCGCTTTGACAGATTAAGCCTATTCTTCAAACATTCTGCAAACCTCTTCAGCGGCAAACCAGGCCATAACATTCGTTATCTGCGACTGATCACATTTAGACCCGCCCAGATAACGGTATAGGTCCCTTTTATCTTCTTTGTCTATTGGTGAATTACGAAATACACCAAAACAGGACACCATTTCAATAACATCTTCTCCCAACTGATCCGCCATTTCTTCCAACATGGGAATAATGTATTTCCGGTATTTCATCGCGAATTCATGGGTTTCTGAGTAGTAAATAAACCCAGAAAAACCGCCATTAATACCGAAATTGTTTACATCCGATACGCTTTCTATCCCGATCCGGGATATTACAGCATTAATTAATGCTCTGTAATCAGAATTTTCTTTTAATACTTGTTTTAAGGTTTTCATAATATCAAATTTTAAAAATTAATACATTTTACTCCTTGCCGTTTCAATCGCTTTTTGGATTTCACACGTTTTTTCAAACGGGCAAATAAAACAGGATTCTTTAAATCTTTCATGTCTGCACTTTGAAGCCTTGTTACATTGGTAATCAAAAGATTTCCGGGCTTTTATTTGTGTTTTAGTTCTTTCCATGATCGTAAATTTTAGTAATTATTTTAAATTAATTGACCTTCCGTGTAACATATATTGACTTCATTTTTTCCGGAATGGTAATGTTATATTCTATCCGGTTTCCTCCGTAATACGGAATTTTACGATTAAGAGACGAAATTACGCCCTGTATAGTTGTGAAACCCGAATCATACAAGGAGGCTATTAACCTCCTATTACCAGACGCCGTTGCTTTAACGATATCACTTTCTGCAATTCTAAATCGTGTCATTTGTATAGTTTTTAAAATTATGAATCAAAGTAATGAATAATTTTTTTAACGTGCAAATATTTTGGTGATTATTTTTTGTGTTATAAAACATGTGCAAAGAAAAGAAAGTGACATAAAGAAAAGAAATAAATACAGTGTTTATATATATATATTATATTTATTTATATTATATTTTAAATATATTATTATATTACTTACTTACTTAATATCTAATGCTGAACTACTATATTTATAGTAGCTACATTTCTCAAAACAAAATTGTTGAAATATTCGAAAGTTTGACGAGGTTATCCAGGTGGCGAAGTGTGCACCGTGTGTATTTTTCCCTAAACATCCCCTTTTATAACTATAAACAGACCAGATAGGATAGGGGGTGGGGGCGTCGGATGAACTCAAACAGGGTTGCATACCGTGTTTACTCCGATAACTTTTTGATAGTGATTAATATATGAACTAAACATTGGAAAGAATTCAATTAATAGTTCACAATGAGATAATTATTCAACTCACAATGAAAACGAACTAACAACAAACTAACAGTTATGAACAAAGTTTGTTCATTCAGTTTGCAGACATAAAACCAGGGGGTCAAAAGCCATAAACACCTTTTTGAGCACCAAAGAGACAACGTAAATTAGCCGATTTAAGCCTATTCACAGCCCTTTACGGCCACTTTCACCCTGAAGACATACATTTATCCGCTCTAACAAATCCATCAAAGTAACGCAATGCCCAACTGCCAATATGTAACAAAATACTGGGGTAAAAGTATCAATTTGATATTTGCCTCCCGAGCGGAGATAACGACATGTAACCAAAATAGTATAAAACGATTGCAATTTGATATTTTGGCAATAAAAAAGCCGGTATTACCCGGCTCGTTTAAATTGTTGTTTGTTTTGTGTTATTTTGACATTCTTTTACCGTTCATAAAGTCGGCTAATCTTTGAGCTGAAACTTCGCTTTTACAGTTGGGTGCAAATGTGTCTCCGTCTTGTAATACAGAACAACCAACGGCGGTAAACAAAGACTGTGAAAAGTTGGGATGCTGATATAAAACCCGTTTCGTCTTCGTGTTTACAATCTTAACAATACAATTCGTTAAAATCGCACCTCCCCCGGAACTCTGTTGATTATTTAACAGGATGGATATAGGTTTATTTCCTGTCGTTCTTCCAATGTAACCGCAAACATCGTTCTCCTCGTCCCAGCTTTTACCGGTAACTTTGTCACCAAACCAGATACGGAGACGATCCCCGTGTAAATTGTTGCAGATAACTTTCATTACGCCTTCTGACGTTCCTTCATAAAAATACAATCCATTAAATTCAAAAGTTTCCATCTTGTTTTATTTTAATCGGTTAAAGATAAACTGTAAGGATTCCAGATTACATAGGGATAAGAAAAATCAACACCGGCGTCCTTCATCTCTTTTTTCGTTTCGCATTTCTGAATATTAAAACAACCGTATCTCATATGCGACTTCACGGCGTCAACGTCGAACCCTGACAGTTCGCAGAACTCCGTTGCTTTTTTTGATAGTTTACTTAAATTTTTCATATCAGTAAATTTTAATGATTATTTAACTCTTTGATACCAACTTTGCGTAATTCCACACACCGTTGACGGCTGTGATATTTCACCGATTTTAAGATCAGTAAGAAAATTAGGGGTGTGTTTTTCACAGAATCCAATCACCTCTTTTTTTCCCCATAATGTTTTTATTTCTCTCGTTGCTTCATGTTTGCAACCGTAAGCAGTACATTTCATTTGTATAAGTTTTTAAATTATGAATCAAATTAACAAACAAGTTTTCACACGTGCAAACAATTCAATAACTATTTTACGTGTTTATGCTGTCAAACATATCGCCATTCTGGGGGCACTGTGGGGCTGTATGACGACTTTAACGTACGAAGTGGGTATTTGTGTCACTTTAGTACGATCGTTGATTGTAAGGTCTGCGGTGACGTTGTGGGGCTTTCTCCTATCCGGGGAATGGATTAATTACAATGATTTCCCCTTTGCGTTGTTGATTGAGTTGCGTCTTCTGTGTGTCGCTTTATTGTGTGTCCAGGTGCCTGGATGAATGATCCGCTTTTATTTTGTACTGGTTGTTTAAGTTTGAAATTCGATGTGCCGGTGTCGCGGTTTCGGAAGTCGCCCGGGGGCGGTGCCGGTCGATAATGTTAACCAGTGTCCCCTTAGCGACTACTTTTTTACCAACTCCCCTTAGCGACCAGTTTTTTACTACCCACACTCCGACCACTTTTTTACCACCCATGCTGCAATTAGCGACTACTTTTTCACCACCACAAAGACAAGAAGTATTCACGAAACAAATCAAGACCTTCTGTGATCTGTGATTGTTCTTCTTTGTTCCACACTTGAGAACCGCTGTCTCTTGATATTAGCTCAAGGGAAAGAATAATTTTATCAATTATATCACACCAGGACGAGAATGTAAGACCATACGGGAAACCGTTATTAATTTCCCTGAATCGTTTTAATCTGGGTAAGATGAAGTTACATAAAGTATCTGTAAGACTCCATGTTTCGGAATCGTCAAAGCCATATATTTTACGTTGTATGCTAAACGATTCTTCTCTCGAATCATCTTTACTTGTTATGGAAAAACATATATTGGGGATGTTTATGTATTTAACATCACGCCGGGATTGAATTTCGCTTATTGTATACATACTATTTTTTCATGTTGTGGCTTTACTATTTTAACACACTGGTTTTATCAAGGAACAAATTCAAACTGATTGGGATTATCTGAATTAGTTTCCTTATCAATATAAATGGTAATTACACCATCTTTACCGGTTCCTTGAAATGCCTCAAAGTTATCAGAACCAAACCGGGTTGTTAATCCGTCGCAGTTTTCAAAAACTGTTCCTGCCGGAATTATTAAATCCTTTTTTAAAATAATCTTACTCATATTTACTTGTTTTTAGTTTAAATACACGGGGATCAGTCTTCCCAACACCCGTATCCGGTGAACCTACCTTTTAGAAAATAAAACTTACAATATAGAGGATTACCAAATCCGCTTTTAAGTTTTAAATACGCATCGTATTCTATTAGGGGGAAACGTCTATGTTCGTTTATTTTTTCATACTTACACCCGATTTCGGTGAGTACTGATTCTAATTTGTCAACATTCATTCTTTTTCGATTCTATCGGGATCGGGCAACACGGGCAACCGTACTGCCTTAATGGTGGTGTGACCTTCTAAAATGGCTTTGGCAACACGGTGAAGACCATCCATTATCCAACCATCCGGAGCCTGAATAATAGGATAAGACAGGTCTGCATCTTTTACTCGTTGTGCCTGATATAGAAAAAGAGACAACGTACTTGAACTGGAAAATGGAATATCGAGGTTCAACGCAGCCAACTGAAGATCGAAAACTGGTAAGTTTTTTACGGCAGCAAATAAGGTTCCGGATTCCCATATTTTGCCATCACCACGACAGGTGTTGTCTTTCACAAAGAATTGTTCGATGTTTACTTTGGGGTTCATATCACACACGGTTTAAAGTTGGCACGATCACTGCATCTCACAACAAGGTATTCCAACATATAACTCACCCACTCCTGACTTTCATAGTTTGTTTCCAATCCGCAGTGTTTTGACAAATGATAAACAACGTGGTTCAGTTCGTGTACCATTATGGAAAGATTAAAGGAATACACGTTCATTACGATGCGGGTTTCGTTCTTCAACTCACACAGGTCACCTGTTTCAATACTTGACACTTGATTAGGTGTAAGTTCCTCTTTGTAATATTCAACACTTCTACCGTAGCGGTTGTGAAAGTAAACACTGAGGTTATCAAGGTCATTGCACACCCAGACATCAACCTTAAAAAGCGTGGGATAAAGTGGTATTTCCTGAAATAAACCAATACTTAATTTACTGTCTTTCTTCATACGAGTTCCTTTAGCGAATGTATCTTCTTATACTAAGCAATTTCGTAAATACTTTTACGACCTGACAATATTTCCTGCAAGTTTTTATCTGGAATATCTGCAAATTCAACCTCACAGATATTTCCGCAGTTTGGCATTATTTCATGCTTTGCCCTACCCATTTCTGGCGTGAGTTCATCTAGGAATAAACCATTGATACATGAATATCCTACCCTGCGTTCTAAATCCGCCATACGCTTAAAAATAGGTGGAAAATCGGTTTTAATCTTGTTCCAATATCCTTTGCCTCCTTTCACGCATCCAATGCAATTATTATTCGAGTAGCCAAGTTTGTACATTTCAGGCAATTCAATACCATTTTTTAATAATAAGCCAGCACACATTTCTTTTGTCAATCCCCTTTCAATTAATGGGAACAATGGTTTTGTATCTGGATATTGTTGTAAGTGCCTAATTGCACGGTTTATTTCCTTTGGTTCATATTCGTAACCCCAAACCTGACCCGTGATAGTTTGGGTATTAAAAAGGCTCAATTCGTTTAACCTTTCAAAGTCAAAACGAACTTTTTTCTTTAAATGCAAGGTACACGGCGCACCTGTCGGAGTATTTACGGCTCCTGTTTTTTCAATTACATCAAATTGGTTGTTAAATTCTTTACTTTTTAAAGTTTTAATTTCGCAACCATACCAGCGTTCGCAATCTGCTTTAAACCTTGCATTATCTTCGTGTGCTGTGTCAATATAAATATAATAAAGCTCAACATTTTGGTACAATTCCAATGCAATCTTACAAGCCACAGAGGAAGTAATACCAGCACTCCACCAGGCTATGATTTTACACATTTTCCTTTGTTTTTGTCAAGTAATATTTTTCTTGCTATAAAACTACACTCTATTTCTGTTTCATTAACAAGTTCTTCAAAGTACCTGTCTCTTTCCAAATAAGGCATTAAAAAAACACTATATAATCTTTTTATCAATGTTTTCATAAAATTTCCCTAAGTGAATGTATTCTTTTAAAACCAACAGCGTAACGCTGGTTGTGGGGTGCGTCAAACAGGAAACAGCACACACCGGCATTGTTGAGTTCCACGAAGTTCTGAAAGCAGTCGTCAACGAAGATGTCAATACCGCTTGACTTAGCAACGTCAATCTTACTTTCACCGAACTTCACGGAGTACACCGGAGCCGTGGGGAACCCGTTAAGATCAAGCCACTCTATCGTCCAATCAACAGGTATTGATCGAGATGTAATATAACAGTGTGGTTCAAAAGGAATGTCTTTAGGTTGGGTTTTTATGGGTATGGATAACCAGAATTCCTTATTATCTTTCATCTGGTCGAACTTGGCCTTTATTTCACGGTCGAAGTTCCACGAGTCTGGTATAGGCATATCAAAGTGATCAGTCCACGCCCTCACCCAGTCCGACAAGATTTCATCAATGTCAAGACCTATCTTTGGCCTGTGGAGATAAGTATGTGGCCTATCGTCACCCTGGGGGTATATTTTGTAGTACTCCGTTAGGAACGCAGTATTACACATGGCGTGTGCGGCATGGAGCAAACCGGTTTCACTATCGTAGTCTTCACCACGTTCAATGGCGGCAATGTGGCGTTTAAGAGACGCCAACACGTTGCTCCACTTCATGCCCTTCTCCCAGTTACGTTCGGCGTACTTTGTGGCACCGAAGGTAAACACACGGGCACACTGGTCAACTGCAAAAGGAGGCAGAAGATCGTATCTGGTCTTACCTTCGTTATATCGTAATCCTTCTTCCATAGATGTTGTTAAAAATATTCATACAAAATTGCATCACCTTTTGAGTAAACTTTTTTAAGTTTTCTAAGTGGTTTACTTGCTTCACTTTCGGGATAGCAACCTTCTTCTCCCTTTCCAATGTAGTGGTCTTCTTCTAACAGACATGTTCCAATACGATTAATTGCATCATCTTCCCGCCAAAGGATTACGTTCTTTTCTAATTGGTCTTCACCAAGGGAATCACAAAATTGTTTTAAGTCTTTCCATTTCATAATTTAATTGTTTTAAGTTATCATTCAAATAGGTGATAAATCAAAATATCATCTGATAATGTGATTTTACCCAACGAGTTCACGCAATTTGGCATTGGTGTCTTGAAGGATAATGTAGGTATTTGACATATCCTGTAAGATGTTGTAAAGAGACTGCAATACACCGGGAGCATCTGATTCACAGTATTTATTTATAACTTCTTCCGGTGCACCTGTTTTAAACAGTTCAACTTTGTTTCTAATTTCAAGAGAAACAAGTCTTATGTTTCCCGATTCATTTCGGAACGAATGGATTAAACTTTCAAACTCAGACTCTCTTTGACACGATTTTTCACCTTTAGACACTGGTTTTGCACATTGCTTACAATCTTCAAATTCACTCATAATTTAATTTATTGTGTCGGCATAACCGACTGGTTTATACTTCGTTTTCTTTTTGTCGTATTAAAAAAGCCAACATCGCACTGAGTTTGTGTTGACACTCGGTTGATTCTGCTTGTTGGAGAAGTTCATATATTTTGCAGGTGTCTGCAATAGCACGGGCTTCCCATATCAAATCAAAATCACGTTCTGTCATTTTTTTGTATGTTTTATCATTCATTATATGCAGTTATGATTGTTTACGCACGTTTTGTCATACAACGTACATAGATAATTACTCACAAAAAATACCAAATGGATTGCCCAATATGCAAGTCTGTTTTCATTTCTTTTAAAACCAATCACCGGTTAAGAAATCTGCGTCTCCATTCATAAAATCATCTTCCGTGGGTTCTCGGATTAGTTTATTGTTGAAACTTTCTTTTTCAGCATCCCACCCACATTTCGAACAGGACTGATAATTTCAATCAATATCATCGTATTCCCTACCACATTTTGGACAACATTCACAGGGTTGACCATCATAATATTCGTCGTCATACGATTCGGTGTCGAAATCATTAACACCGTTTGCTGTTTCTGTATTTCCCATATCTGTCATTTCTTTTTCTTTTCAGCTTTCTTTGTGTTCAACACGTTTTTATACGCATTATCGTACTTTGCATGGAGTTCGTTTTGCTTCTGTTCATTTGTCTTTTCCACACGGGGAATGTCATTGTTTTTCATATTATTCCAATATACCAGTTTCTAATTTTAACACCGGGTTTATCCGGGTCAATAACAGATTTCGTAATGAAGACGGTTCCTGCGTTAATTGATTTTATGAAGAACCTTATCAACTTAGTTCCCGTCTTACAAATAACCAGAACATCAACTCCACAAACGTACAAATACGTGTTTGTAGAATAACCAGAATATGTTTTGTGATATTTTATCAGCCCCATATTACACCGGTTCCTTTGCATGTACGACACTGTTCATGTATTGCACTTGACGAAGAATATAACCCCTGTATATTGTAAAATCCATTCGGTACTAATCCCCTACCACCACAAACCGGACAAACATGAGGAGTTGAACCGTGATTAACATGTGATATTGTTATCCCCCTTATTGTACCCCGACGAAAACCCTGTGTTGAATCTTCCATCTCTATTGTATTTTTAGACCAGATATTCTAATTATTTCATCTTTTATTACATCTAATTTCAACCATGTTTTATTCCATTCGTCTAATAATGGGATAATACGTGATCTAATATCTACTGTATTATCACTAGAACAGGTGCAATCTTTTACGGTTAAATACCTGTACCCACTAATTTGTCGAACAAATCCACCACATTTATCACACAATTCGTATGTACCCCACGTTTCCGTATAAATACCACCTTTTTTAGTAATAATTGTGGTTGAATTTTCATTTATAGGATGTGTTTTTGTTTCATTTCCATCATATGATCTCAAACCTTGTAACCCATGTGTTAAATGTTCCATTTTTGTTGTTTTAGATTATCGTTTTGCATACGGAGGTATCGGTTACTAAACTTCACCGACCCGTTCCCAGTATGCGTTAGTTCCGGGGGATGGACTCGAACCACCGACCATGAGGTTATGGGCCTCATAAGCTACCAACTGCTCCACCCCGGCATTGCAAAGTTACACTAATATTTCCAAATTTTGCATACATTTTGAAATATTATGACAAAATATGTTGTATAACATATTAACTTTGTAAGAAAACGATGAAAGAACTCATTAATCAGATTAAGTCCACCGACGAAGACACATCCATCGCCCTTGTGAGGGCATACGGTGACCGTAGAGCCACTTTTGCCATAGAAAGGTGCTGGACAACCTTTCGTAGTGTTTTGCGTGCTACAAAGTCCTTCAGGGAGAAACAGAGTGCCGGTTATTATCTCGACCATGACGACGGTGTTATCACAATGAAAGCATTTGTGGAATACATTGATGCCATCGAAAAAGACATTGACAAGATACCAATGGATGCTGGATTCAAGGCTGAGGTCATTGACATTTTATATCTTCGTCTTGGAAACATTCGCATTGACAAAAGGTTGTTGTTGAAAAAGGGTGACTGATTCATTTTAATATTTTAATCAGTTTTTTCACTAGTTCATGTGCCTTTTTACCATCCCGGATCGTGAATAACTCACACCGGAGTTCATCTTTCAATTCACCTGGTACACAGCGGAGAATCTCATTTGCCAACCTCATGCTTTCCATGTCGTCGTCTTCATCTGTCTCCCGGTTCCGCATGATACACCGGTGACACCGTTCATTGATTTCAACGAGTTTGTTTACGGAGCCGATGAGTTCAAAAATGTTCATTCGAATGCGTTTTGTAATCGTATGCATTTAATTCTTTCCTTTAGAATAAACGCCAAATTATCCATTACCTTTTTTACAAAAACAGAATACTCCCGTTTCTCTGTTTCCATTCCAAGTAAATCAAAGCAACAGAATTTAACAAGGCAATTGTTTAGTACTTTTTTTCTGGCGTTTAATATTTTTTTACACACCGGGTCTTTGAGGATAGATTCACCTGTTTGTATCTCTATTTCAAGATCCTCAAATTCTTTGTTTTGCTCCAACCAACTTTGTCCGTATTCTCTTAGAATGGAATTGAAGGTTGATGGTTTAGATAATTTAATGTTTTTCATTTGAATATGTCTTTAAAAATGTCACCAAACGATCCCATACCGGAATCTTCCTTACACGAAATCAACGTTGGCCTTATACCCTCCTTCCGTGTTATGTAGGATATTAGTTTGTACCCGGCGTGTAATTCAGTTTCACAATTTTTAATCCTCATCTTCCGTTCACAGGCTCCAGTTCTGAATGTTATTATAAATGTTTTCATATTCGTTAATTGCTTTAAAAATCTGATATGCGACTTGCGGAACTATGGCGTTCCCGTAGGATTTAATTGATTCGTTTCTGTGTTTTGAAAAGGTAATTCCAGCCAGTTTGGAGGGAAGCCCATCATTTCGGCTACAAAGCGGGGATTCAGTTGGGAATTGCTCCCATATATTTGCTTCGCTTTTGCTTTTCCGTTCGTTCCTCCGTTCCATGGTTGCATTGGCGTTGGCAATATTATATTTGAGTACTCCGGACGTTTTGAACTGTGATATTTCGCCTGCTCGAAATCCTGATAAGTTACCATTGAATTTGTTGGAGTTGGAAGCATTTTCTTTATCTCCCTGTTTAAATCGAATTGATTCTGATAACCTGATTCCCCCTTCCAGTCCCGTTGATTTGGTGTCGGAAGCATCCTGTGTTTTATTTCTGATATTAAATTCGGCCCCCCCAACTTCTTCTGGTATCTGTTCTTTGATAGTGGCCCTCGGTTCCCGTCCCATGCCTGTACTGTGGGCAACAATCCAAAGTCTGTCCCTTCTGTGTGGGGCGTTGACGGCACAAGCCGGAATAAGATATGGTTGTACTTCATACCCTGCGTCTTCCAGGTCAGATATGATCTGGTTGAATACCAACCCTTCTGACCAATTAATAAGCCCGTAAACATTTTCACCCACAACCCATGGCGGTTTAACCTGTTTAATAACTCTAAGCATTTCCGGCCAGAGGTGGCGGTTATCTTCTGTGCCTTTTCGCTTCCCGGCAAGACTAAAAGGCTGGCAGGGAAATCCACCGGAAATAACATCAATTCTTCCTTCATATTTGCTAAAATCTGATTTTGTTATGTCTTCAAAACTCTCCGCTTCCGACCAGTAATATTTTAAAACCTTCTGACAAAACGGGTTATTTTCGCAATAAAATGAGTTATTCCATCCTGCCCATTCTGCGGCAAGATCAAAACCTCCGATACCGGTAAAAAGAGAGCCGTGTTTTAACATTATTTGTATTCGTTTATGTGTGAAACAACTTTTTCCAGTGTTTTTATCTTTATGGAAAACACCAGTTCAAACAAATACTGGTTTTTAAACTGTTTAAGAATTTTGTAGTCAGCGAAACGATTGATATCACCAGATAACACCAGTTTTCTGATTAACAAGGCGGCATCATTGTCTTCTGTCCTTACAACCACAAAGGTTTGTTTACTACTTTCTCCCCTAACCGTCCTTGACCGGATGAAGAACTCAGGAACTAAAACTTTTACTTTTTCCATTTATTTTTGATTTATAGTAAAACACATCCTGTTTGCACCGCTTATACATACCAGAAAATTCATCGAAGTCCACCGGGTGAAAGTTCGATATGATGAAGTCCACAACGAAAAACTCCCTAAGTGTTAATTTACGTTTGAACTTATTGACATGTTCAAAGAGAAAATCAATGACACAATGTCTACACACCATCGGGAGTGTTGCCACCCAGAACAGGTTGAAGTCACAAATCCCCTGTATGACGGAATACATGCCTACCTCATTCATCTGGTATTCCAGTTCCTCCACATCGATTTCCAATGAACTGTAACTTTTGTCGTGTTTGCTCACACCCACCTTCTTATGGTTGTACGTGCATATTTTCTACCATCCTTTTCAAAAAATGTATTCTGGCTGTTATAGTAATGATCCGGAAGCCACTCGTACATGCCATTTTCAAAAAGAAACTCCACGCAATCAAGTTCCAAATCACTTTGTTTATCTGTTCGTTTTATTTCAAATTCAAACACTTTATGTTGCATGGTTTTACCAATTCTATCAAGATCATACACGGTAGCCTCACATTCCGTATAAGACAATCCAGATAACATTGATAAAAAATAGTTCGGGTCTAACTTCACTTTGACAAATGTAGTACTCGATTGTGAATCTATTATTTCAATAAATGCCATATCCCGGGTCAGGTGCATCGAAATCTTTGGACTTTGTAATTTTATTTCCATTATTGTTTTTCACTTAAATATAACACTCTGTCAATTTCAGCAGCAATCAAAGCACCGGAAATAACCAATCTTTCTAAATATTGTTTTTTACACATTCTTAAGGATAAACCATCATCCCAGTTTGTAGGCATTACACTAAATCTCTTTCTTGGTGTTGATATGTCTGGATGAATAAGGGATGCGGCTGCTTCCGATAATTGCATAGATTTGTTTATGAAAACATCATATTCAACAGTTCTTCCGTGTTTTTCGATTTGTTCCTGTCTTTCTTTGGCAATAAGTTCTACTCCTGTCATAGTTTTTTTTCTGCAAAGTTCGTGTATTTTATCCGTGTGTGCAAATTTTTGCGTATGTTTTAAAACATGTAATATAATTTTTTATTTAGGATATTTTTACATACCTTTGCAGGAGATTACTTTATATTCATTTAACAACGCCATTGTCGGTATTGACCAATATGGCGTTGTTTTTTTTAGTAAAAAAAATTGTATAAGTATTTTTTATTTCGATAAAATGTTATATCTTTGTACTGAGAAAAAAGAGTAATGGTATATAGGTTACAAATTGAATTAAAAACATTAGAGCAAAGAGTTGCTTTAATACCATTATTCATATATCTCCCCCGGTTGGCAAATGTCTTCCGGGGTTTCTCATTACATAGGGTTATGTTTGAGGTCTTATCCCGTTGTGTGCAGACAACAAAAAGATTGGTGACACTTTTAGCCGTTTATCGGGAGGGGTATGCAAATAAAAATCCAAAGTGGTTTAGGGTTTCTGCTTTGGTGCTGATGATTTACGAGTTGTTGCATCCGGTAAATGTCGTACAGGGGCGATTAAGCTAAAAACGCTGTACTGCTGTTGGTACTGTACTTCCTAAACTAACAGACCACCTGCCGCCCAGAAGGGATATCAGGGGAAAAACCCTTTTTGGTTTAAATAGAATATCTGAATTAATGTGTTTTATAACATGTTGCAAAATTGCACATAATGTATTACCTTTGTAAAAAAAAATGGACATCGTTACCTGCATAAACAAAATTTACGAATTAATGAGACTGACAGAATCCGGTGTCATTCCGGTGGAGAAGGTCACGTCGGCCATTGCGGATGCTATTGACGAATACAAATACGGCAAAGTTGAAAAATCAACCATTGAGGAGTTGTTGGGATGTGATTCAGAAACCATAGAATCGTATTTGAGGCACGCCACGGTGAGTGATTTCCGTAAACACATTTCAGAGTTTAAATCATACCACACGGTATATATAACAAATAACTAAAAAATGGAAATTAAGGGAAAGTTAGCAAAGAAATTTGACGTCGCAACAGGCGTCGGTAAAGGTGGAAAGCAGTGGAACAAAGTAGAGTTCCTGATTGACAAAATGGGCAAGTATCCCAGTAGTGTCCTGGTGATGTCTTTTGATGCCACGGTGATTGAGTTCATCGGTGACACGAAGATCGGCACAGACCTGGCGTGTACCGTTGATGTGGAATCGCGGGAGTACAATGGAAGGTATTACACCGATGTAAAGTGTTTCCGGGTGGAGACGTACCGGCAGGAACAGGGTAGTTTCTTGGCAGAACCAAAGTCAAATCCCCCTGTTGAAAATTTTCAGACACCGGAGGTAGACGATTCACTTCCTTTTTAATACCTCCGGAAATTGATGTTTTATTTAAAAACAATACCATGTATGGTAAACTTATTGAAACATTCGACTTAACTCTTATATGATGGAAAAGAAGTGTTTTAAATGTGGATGTATTAAACCGCTTGATGAATTTTACGTTCATCCTCAAATGGCAGACGGACATCTTAATAAGTGTAAGTCATGTACTAAAAATGATTCTTATGTTTATGTGTGTGAAAAATCAAGGGATTCAGAGTGGGTTGAATCTGAAAGATTTCGTTCAAGAGAAAGGTATCATAGACTTAATTATAAAAATAAACATAACGAATTAGTTGCTAAAAGGAACATCCCTCTATCAAGGTATAAAACAGCAAGTCATACTATAAGAAAAAAAATGTGTTTGGATGATGGGGTACAAATTCATCATTGGAATTATAATCTTCTCTATGATGTTTTCATTGTTTCACCTAAAGATCACAGAAAACTTCATACATTTATGTTTTATAATATTGATCAAAAAATGTTTGTTAATAAAAAAACAGGCAAATTACTTGATACGGTTGAAAAACATAAATCAATGTTAGATGATATTAAAATAAGTTATGAATACCATAACATTGCGTTAAATTCAAATTTATTTGAAAGTAAAATAAAAGTTGCATAGTGTATATTTTAATTGTAGAAACCTTTGAATTAAAAATGATATGAAAAAGTTTAATGATGTTAAAATAAAAAGTTGTAAAGAGTGTCCTTTTTCCGATATGGAAGACGATGATCTTGATGGTAGATGCCTTATAAATCTTTGCACAATCAAGCGTTATGGTGGGGCTGATATATCGGTATTTTGCCCGCTTACAGATGCAGAAGAAGAACCAAAACGAACTGTGAACAGGTGTGAAATATTGGATGGTGTTGTTTACCGGGATACTTCCTTAGGTTTTTACAGGTATAAAGAAATGGACGGTGTTGGTTTCCGTAATCCTTTTTTAGATGGTGACAGCACCAGAATCGAGGACAATGTTGTGTACATTCCACGGTTCCTTGCGTTAAAGGCGATGAAGAAAGCCATGAAGGTAGCATTTTACGAAGGAAGGAATACCGATGCCAGTTTTAAGGAGTGGTTGGAAGGTGCTGAAACTGAATTTTGTAGTTGCAAAAATGTACACCTGGATAAATCAATCGGCTGGTTTGTGTGTGACAAATGTGGTGAAATCGTATGATATTAGGGAACAACATACTTATTGAACCATTCTTGGAGAAAGTTGGTTTGATATTCATACCGAACAAAAAGGTATCCATGAAAAAGGGTAAGGTTATTTCAACCGGAGAAGTGGAAACCCCGGAGTTCTTTGTTGGTGACGAAGTTATTTACGACAGTGTCGGGTGTACGGAGTTGGATGGGAAAGATATTGTCCGGTATGCAAATGTTTTATTCGTGTACAGATGATAGGCGACAAAGACAGATCAATCGTAACGTCAGACCGTGTTCCTTCGAAAACCCTAAACAACAAAGTGCTTGTCAGAATAGACCTTATTCCAGATGAGTACAAAAGTGGTATTATCCGTGGGGATTCTTTGTGGGATGAATCTGGCCATGCTGTGAGAACCGGAGTGGTATGTGTAAAACCAGACAGGTTGTTCAATAAGCGTGATCACGGACACGGTATGGACTGGAAGTTCCCATATGATGAACAAACCCTTTTGGTTGGTGATGTGGTCTATTTTGGACTTGTGGAATCCTTTAACTGCCCCGTTATAATTGTTGACGGGGTTCGTTATTTTCTTGTGGACTTTCAGGAAATCATATTTGTAAAACGTGGTCGTGGGGAACGTATTATTCCGCTAAACGGGTATGTTCTGGTTGGGGAATACCGTGAAAAGGAGAAAAGCAAGTATATCATTGTTCCCGACAACACGGAGAAACAGAACCTTAAAAAAGGTGTGGTTAAATATGTGGGTAAGATGAACTCACGGTATGTAAACAGAAAGGCGAAAGATGCCGTTGATGTAAATGTTGGCGACGTTGTTAATTTCCGCATGAATCTATGGACAAAACTTGAAGACGAAAGATATTGTACCTTTGAGAAGGGTTTGGGTTATGTTCAGAGGCGGTGGATAAACTATAAAATATGAGAGAAGTTGTTTTAGAGTACATTCAGAAATATACTACACTTTCAAAGAAGAAAATTGCGAAGGAACTTTTTAAAGACAGGCCGGATTTGTTTATTAGCTTGGAGAACGCAAGGAAACGAGTACGGTGGTATATGGGTTCGGATGGTGAAAGAAGTAGGCACAATTCCGTAAATGTTCCATTGTTGCCACCGGAGGAAAGTCGTGATTATTCGCCATATGTTCTTCCCGTTGTGAATAACAAAATTCTGGTGTTATCTGATGTTCACGCTCCGTTTCATGATAACAATGCGATAAGTCTTGCTGTTAATTACGGAAATTATGTTGGAGTAAACACTGTTGTTTTGAACGGTGACATAATGGATGGGTATGCTGGAAGCAAGTTCCTTAAAGACCCACGAAGGGTAGATTGGAAAGCTGAGATTGGTTACACTAAACAATTTTTACAATGGTTGATGTCAGAACTTCCAGAGGCAAAAATTGTGTACAAGATAGGTAACCATGACGACCGTGTGGAAATCTACATGATGCAAAATGCACCGTTGTTGTTTCAGACCGATTTGTTCCACGTGGAAGACCTATTGGGATTACCAGAACTTGGTATAGATTGTGTTAAGGACAAAAGAATCATAAAGGCAGGAAGTCTTCCTATTTTGCATGGTCACGAACTTGGTATGAGGTCTGGTGGTGTTAACCCGTCAAGATCGTTGTATCTTTATACTCATAAGTCTGCTCTGATTGGACATTTTCACAGGACATCTTCACACACTGAACCAAACTTGGATAAAAAGGTTGTTACATGTTGGTCAACCGGGTGTTTATGTAATCTGTATGCTGACTATGATCCGTATAATAAGTGGAATCATGGGTTTGCGATTGTGGAGACCGATGGTGAGTTGTTTCAGGTGGAGAACATGCGGATTATAAATGGGAAAGTGGTACACTAACGAACAGATGTAACTTTTAGTTATTTAACCGAATAAAAAGAACGAATATGACAGTAAATCAATTTATGTTAAAAAAGTTTCCAACAAATGAGTATATGGACTGCCCTGTGCCAACACACTACTGGGAGACCATACAAGAATATGCTAATGCTTACCACGAGAGTAAGGTTAAAGAATTAAATTTACATAGTGTTATCGGTCTGGTTTGCCCTCAATGTAAATCAGATAAATGGCAGGAAGATGGGAGGAACGTACATCAGTGCATGGAGTGTAATCATGTCTGGCAAACTTGACGCTAACTGTGATATATGTGTAGTTAACTACAATAATTATTTATTAAAACGTAATATAATCAACTAATAATAAATAAGATGAAACTTATAGAATTACTGATAAATTTGTTTGGGTTGTTTTTAGATTTTGTTTATTATGTAGTATCTTCTCCGTATTGTATTGTGGTGTTGCCTATCCGTTATTACAAAACTAAAAAATGGAGAAAAAACCCATCTGTTGGAGACCGTTGTTATTTTAAAAACATGCTTGGTGATAAAACTGTTGTAATAATTAAGGACATTGATCCAGAAACAGGTAGGGTTCTTATAGTGGATTCTTGTTTTTCTCGGTGGTCGAATGTAGGTTATTTGTTCCCTTATACATACAAAAAATGAACAGAGAAATTAAGTTTAGGGCAATAATGTCGGGAACAGATAGGTGGATTATTGGATTACCACATTCTGTATATTCAGACAATGAAATTGATTCTATTCAGTGTATAGATGGTAAAAAAATAGAATATATAAGAACTGATACTTTAGGCCAATACACCGGATTAAAGGACAAGAATGGAATTGAAATTTATGATGGGGATATTATTGTTGGAAACCCGGACTGTGATATTATCAAAGAAAGAAAGTTTACTGTATGCTGGGAAAATGCAGGGTGGGCATTGCGTGAATTAAAATACTTAATTTGTTTTATAACAGATTACGAGATTTTACAACCAGAAGAATGGGCTGAGGTTATCGGAAATATTTATGAAAATCCTGAATTATTAAATAAATGAACATTAAAGACCTTGATTTACGCAAACTGCCATTCAACCCGATGTCAAACTGGTTTGTTAGGGACATTGAGGCGAAGATACCGGGATTAAAGAGGGACTTTGTGTTACCGGGGAAGAAAGCTGTGTACACGTTCATTGTGTTACTCTATGATCCCCGTAGTCCCTTTGCTGAAATGAAAGACATCGGATTGTGGGCAAAGAAGTACGAGGCAGGTGAGGCATCAGGATTCAGGACAGTCGAAAAAGACGGCAAGACATATTTTGAATCCTGTTACGACGGTTTGTTGCTGGGTAAGAATGAGGAGTTCGTAAATGCCGTTGTGGACTACGTGGCGTATGTTCATAACCCGGTGTGGACAGAAATTGTGTACTTGAGTGAAATGCTGTTAAAGTACACGTTGGATGCGTTGGGTGGCAGAACCGGTGATGTAAACGAAATCAAGTCGGTGTCTTTGATAAATAACAGACTTGATCAGTTGTCGGATCGGGTGTTTGGTTTATCCGAAGAAACAGAATTATTCAAACAGAAGTTATATTACCGGGTTGAGGAAACCAGATTAAAGTTGAGACCGGAGGATTACGCCAGTAGGTTGTTAACCGGTAGTAAACTTGAAGAAGACAATCCATACGGGGATTATCAAATAGAACCAATCAGATTTGTAGGAAATGCAACACCCGAAGACGAGTGAGTATTTAGATTCCGATAAATACGTTGTCGTAAATGACAATGATCCAGACCTTATCCCAATGGTACTCCGGTTGCCAAAACCTCCGGGGTATTCTTTTATAGATGGTTTTGGTTTGCAACACAGGGAACAGCGGTTTAAGAGAACGGAAATACCACGTAGGTTGGTATTGTTGGAGGAGGAGGCGTTGACTTCATTACAGAATGAATTTGATTCAGATAAAACCAAAGTGGTCACGTATTACAAAATCCAAAAGAGGTTTTGGAATATGCTTGAAGACCGGAAATCCCAATTTACCACAGAAATTGCGTGGATAAAAAGAATGTGGTGGCATCGGATAAACGGGTATTGGTTTTTCAATAATGGAAAACCCACGTACATAACCGGGTGGCATTTCATGTATTTGAACTTCTGGAAAATGGATACAGACAAGGGTATTTATTATCCGGATTACCGTGATGCTGGAAGAAAAAGGTTCTTATTTAGGCAATATTGTTATACTACCGATGAAACTTTTGCAAAACTTGATGAAGATGGTTATGCAATTCCGGAATCAGATGGTACATTTAAGATGAAACATCTTGGTAGGAGACTTTGTTATGGCCCAATAATGCCCAAAAACAGACGAGGGGGATTTACGAATGAGGGAATGAGTGATGGGGAGGAGGTTGTGACGAGAACCATTGGTACAGATGGATTTGGTTTTATGTCCTATAACGGAGATCACTCTGCTGAACAGTTCAAGTCCAAAATGCTTGCTTCTTATAATTCATTGCCGATATTTTTTAAACCATATACTGTGTCTGGTAGGAGTTCTGATGAAATTAAGTTTGATATTTCTAAGACAGACTACACAGGAGATGGATTGCACACTAAAATATCGTATGCAACAACTATGTCACCGGGATTTTATGATGGGAAGAAACTTGTGTTTGCACTTCTGGATGAAGAGGGGAAAATTACTGAGGAAATTTTGAAACGGTGGGATATTATAAAGAACTGTTTGTCTCAGGGAAATGGAATGTTAATACATGGTTATGCAGAACATCCATCCACTGTTGACGAAATGGCAGCAGGTTCTTCATCTTTCCGTCATTTATGTGAAACATCAAAGTTTTATAGAAGAATAGGATCAAGCGGTCAGACGTTTTCTGGGTTGTTCCGTTTATTCAGATCAGCAGCAGAAGAAGTTGATGGATTTATTGATAGCTATGGGATGCCCGTAATTGGTGAGGTGTTAGATTATCAAAAAGAGGAAGGTTTTACCCAGACGGCAGATGCTTATTTACAGGGAGAACGTGATGCCCTGTTGAAAGACGGAAGTATCACCGCATTGGAAAAATATAGGGAATTAAGGAAACTATTTCCAATGCAGTACATGGATTGTTTTCTGGGTGAATCCGGTGATATTGGATTCGATATGCAGATCATAGACACGCGTATGGCAGAACTGCGTAGGGGGTCTAATGTACGCAGGGGAAATTTATATTTTGTGAGGGATGTTTATGGTGGTGATGTGGGTTGGAAAGATGATGAAGAAAATGGCAGGTGGTTAATATCTGGTTTTCCACCAAAGTCCACGTCAAATAGAAAAATCATTGCCAATTATTATTCCACATTTGCAGGTGAATACGTGCCGATGTACCGACCCGAGAATCCGGGTATAATAACAATCGGTGTTGACCCATTCCGGTTTGCAAATAAACAGGAGGCAAATATTAAACTACAAAAGACAGGTAGTGGCAGTCGTCTTTCCGATGGTGGTATTGCGGCGTTGTTAAATTATGATGAAACCGTGGATAAGGGAAAATCTATTGATGATTGGCAAACTTATAAATTCATTTTATCATACCGGTATCGTGTTAGGAATACCGATGAGTTCAACAAAGACGTTTTAATGACTGCTATTTGGTGTGGGGGCATGGTGTACCCAGAGACCAACGAACCCACCACGTATGAATATTTTATCCGTAATGGATTTGGTGGTTATTTACTTTATGATTTAGAGATAGGAACAGGGAAAGTCAAGGAGAAACCCGGTGTATTCAACTTGGAGGGTTCAAAACATACTTTATTCAATTTACTACGTGACTATATTGCAGGTCGGGGTATGCACGAAGACTTTTATCCATTTTTACAGGAATGTAAGGATATTCGTGGTATGGAAGAGATGAGATCGTATGACCGATTGGCGGCACACGGGTTGGCGTTGATGGGTGCCAAGAGCCAATACACGAGTTTGATAAAAACGGAGGAGACAAATTACGAAGAAGAAGACTACATAGACGTGTGGTAACCCCCCTACATGCTACCACAGCCCCGTGGTGACACTTTCTGCCCGAAGTTGATAAAATATATACCTTTGCAGAAACAGTGTCTAAAATCCTTTAAAATATGTTTGATTTTGCTAAGTCGGATTACCCAAAGGGGAAATTCAATCCACCGGACAGGAATGACAAGGGAGTGTCACCGACTGAAAAAAAAGATAAAAAGTATTGTCTTGATTACGTGCGTTCCGTTTATTCTGATTACCTGAATGGAACGACTTATATTTCCGGTGATCTATATAGTAAAGTTGCCACTTATAGATCATACGCATACGGTAAACAGGATTCCACGCAGTATGAGGAGCAGCTATTCGGCAAAGAAGAATCCACGGGGATCGTTGTGGATAGTGTTGATGGTAAAAAACGTAGGAGGCGTGCTTACCTAAACATAAATCAGAATATAATGTCGCCAATGCCGAAAGTCATTGATGCCATTGTAAGCAAACTGGGTTCAAGTGTGAACATTGTATCCGTGGATGCCGTGGATCAGTATAGCGGAGACGTAAAGGAAACAGTAAAGTGGGGAACATACGTTGATTCAAAATTCCAGAATATGTTTTCTGCACTTCGGGCGATGGTGGGATTACCACAACAGGAACTTGGTTTCGTACCGGAGAATGTGGAAGAACTCAATCTTTATGATGCCGAGGGTGGTTTTAAATTAAACTATTCCATAGCACAGGAAATGTTGTTGAAGGCTGCATTTTCTGAATCACGGTGGGATGAGAACATTCAGGACAGGATAATCTTTGACTTGACTGTAAACGGGTTTGCCTTAGTGCGGGATATTTACAACAAAACCACGGGGAGGGTCACGTGTGGTTATCTTGATCCGCAGTATGCCGGTGTGCAGTATAACAAAGAAAGTGGATACAACAAACCCGACTATGGTTTTTACCTGACCTTTGAAAAGGTAAGTGATTTAAGGCAACACGGGTTCAAGGAAGAAGACCTGAAATCCATGTGTAAGAAATTTGATGGAAAGTACGGTAATCCCCTGTGTGATGATTGGAATAAGGACAATAAGATTAATTCCAATGCGTATTCAAACTTCTATGATAACTACCTGATCCCGGTGTTTCATGTAAAGTGGATAGACCTATTACACGAAAAAGAAGTCCAACATGAAAACAAGTTCGGCAGAAAGGTAACATTCCCCAAAGAAGATAGGATGAAACTTGGTAAACGGGACACAGAACTCGTTACAAGTGTTAAGGTGGTCATGGAGGGATCGTGGGTTGTGGATAGTGATATGATTTACGACTACGGCATGATGGATGTTCAACCCAGAGATGGTGAATCCGAAGTGGAATTACCTATTCATGCTGTTAAGGTAGTTGGTAGACCGTTGTTACCACGTCTAATTCCAGCACTGGATATGTTTCAAAATGCGTGGTTGAAGATGCAACAGGGTTTGGCAATGGCGTCGTTAAACGGGTTCAGTATTGAACTTGGTGCTATTGAAAACCTGAATCTGGGGAATAAGAAACTCACTCCACTTGAAATCATAAAGATGTGGAGGCAGACCGGTATTTTGTTCAGGCGTGATAAGAATGTACAGACTTTAGGATATTCACAGAGCAGGACAATAGAACCCATTGCGGGAGGTGCCGGAAACATAATGATTGAGGCACGGGATAGTATGTCGTTGGCACTGGGGTTGATTAAAGACCTGACAGGTATAGACCCGGTGTGGTTAGGTTCTACACCAGCACCGGACACGGGGAAGGCGGTGACAGAGTTTGCGATGGGTGCCACGAATGATATTCTGAGTGGTATTCTTAAACAGACCAACATACTGAAATCGGATACAGCACGTGCCATGTGTTTGAGATTACAGGCGGTGGTAAGGCAGTATCCGGTGGCAAAGAAAGCGTATGCAAGTGTTATTGGAGAAACAAACTTGGAATTGTTGAAGATAGCCGAAGGACACGACGTTCAGTATGGCATACGTACCCGTGTGAGACCCACAGAACAGGAAATCCGTGATTTGGTAGAAACCATAAACCTATCATTGAAGAATGGTCGTGATGGTAAGGTGGGGATAACGGAAGCTGATTCGGTGAGGTTTAAGGCAATGATTCAGGAAGGTCATTCATTGAAACGTGTGGCTCAGTTATTGGCTTTTGCGAACAGAAAAGCACAGGCACAGGAAGAACGAAAAGAAAAGTCAATGCAACAACTGAACGCACAAATACAACAGCAGTCATTAGTGTTGAAATCACAGATTGAAAGTGAAACCGAAATGTTAAAGACGAGGACAGCCATTGACATATCGAATAAGGCGGCTATAAATAGTATAATTGAAAAGGCATACGAAAAGGGTGAGGTACAACTTCAACAGGCAATAGGGATGATAGTTCCACAGCAACAGCCACAGCAACAGCCAGTGCAACAGCCACAGCAGGGGGGTATGCCAGCACCCAAACAGGATACTGCCCCGGTGTCACCTTCCGGGGGTGAGGGTTTTTAAGTGAAAAAGTTAAAACATATATCTTTGTAAAAAAATAATCACAATGTTGATAAATGACATTCTCGCAGAAGAGAAAACAACACCGATTGCTGATACCAGTCAGCCAGAGGAGAAAGTGGGCACAGAAGTAACACCGGAGCCTAAGCAGGAACCGGGTGTGCCAAGTTGGAAATTAGACATCGGAGAATTTAATAAGACCTATGGTTCAGTGTTGAAAGACGAATATGAACTGAAGGACTATCTTGCAAAGGGTAGTAAGTTTGACGATGTGAATTTGCAATTAAGTTCAGTAGTAAAGAAAAACGAAGAGCTTTCAACTTTGGTTAACACAAACCTTAATCCCAGAGATTGGTTTGCGAATGACGACGAATTTATTCGGAATCAGTTTTTGATTAAAAAGGCAAAGGAGTTCACACCAGAGGTCGTGGAAGTTCTCGAAAAGTTGAGTCCTGGAAAAGTAAAATCCCTTTCTGATTGGGATGCGTTGAAAATTGATTTGTATGTAAACAACCAAGACATAGTAGGCGGGGTAGCCGGTGTTGAGGAACTGTTAGCAGACAAATACGGTATAGTAGATGCAGACCCGGGTGAATGGGATCAGAAAACAGTAAACAAGCTAAAGGTAGATGCTAAGGCGGCCAAAGATCGTTTGAATGGGTTGTTCTCGGGTATAAAGTTACCGGAGAAGGTTGATTATTCGAGTGCAAGAACATCGTTAAAAGAAACGTGGTCTTCCCCGGTGGGAGAAATTGTTAAGGGAATTGACAAGCTTTCATTAGCGGAAGGTGTGGACTTCGTTGTCACTGAGGAAATGCGGAAGGGTTTGGAAGATGAGGTTTTGGAAGAACTTATTTCCGCAGGTGTAAAACCCAGTGAGGAAACGGGGAAAAAAGTGGCTGCTACTGTACGCACGAAGTTGTTAGAACGCAATCTTGATAAAATTATCGAGTATGTTGATTCCGTGAAGGAAGAAAAGTACAAAGAGATTTATCGGGAGAAATACGGTGCGAAAGCCCCGTTGGGTAGCGGAAATAACACGAATGATGCGGAAGATACATCACCGGATGCTGTTATTGACAGAATATTCGGTAACTATTAAAAAATGATTTAAAATGGCTTTAACACAAAAACTTATTGGTGGCAATTGGGAGTATAACAATATTGCTTCCATCTATGATGTTGCCCGTAAACCACAGACCTATGGAAAGGTTATTAAGAGGTACGGAGACCTGTTGGGTCTTTTTAACTTCCTTCACCTTGCGGGTCAAACCAAAGACGTAACCACCCGTTCTTTGACTATTATCGAGGAAGGCGCACCGGAAATGGCAGTTCGTGTTGCTATTGCGGCTGATGCCTCTGCTCCTATCACTGGTGTTGCTATCACTCCGAACGTATTGGATGAACCGTATCTGCGTGCAGGGTTTGACTTAATTGTACCGGCAAAATACACCAACAAAACCACTCCTATTGCATTGCGTCTTATTGAGGCCAGTGCCGGTGTGTGGACTGCTACGGCATACGATGTGACCGCAACTATTCCAAGTCCTATTACTGAATGTTCCATGATGATTGGAGCCAGTTCGTGGGGGTATGGAACTGCACAACCTGAAGGTATGACTTCCGGATATTTCACCAGAACCACAAGTAATCGTATTATGAAGGAAACCTTCGGTGTTGAAGGTGGTCAGATATTCCAACAGGATTACGAGGATGTGGAAATGGCGAATGGATCAAAAGGTATTCTCAGCCGTGCCATTGTTGATATGGACTTCCGTCTGGATAGCCAACTTGATGCCGCTTTACTCTTAGGTGAGGCAAACACCAATACATCGAATCTTACTGCAACTTCAAACTTCAGTGGAACCGCTGTTGCTATTCCATCTGCTGCCGGTCTGATTAAGACTATGGCGTTACTGGGTCAGGAATTGACCTGGAGTTCAGCATTTGACGAAGACAGTTTTGAATCTGTGAAACCACTTTTGGAAGCCGTTGGTGTAGGTAATAAGAATGTTGATTTCTTCGTTGGTGGTCTTTTGAATACGCAGATTTACAAGTCAATGCGTGACTTCCTGACCACGTATTCACAGGGTCACAATTTCTATGATCAGGTGAGTGAAGTTGGGTTCAACGTGAACAAGGTGTTTATGAACTCCGTAAACTTCAATATCATTGAACTGTCGTCTTTGTCAAACCCGGCAAAATATGGTATCGCTGATTACGGTCTTGGTAACTACGGGTTCATGTTCCCACAGGGAGAACATAAGGTCACCTTTGATGTTGGTGGAGTTCGTGAAGATTTGCGTTTACCGCACTTAACCATTGGTTATCCCGTGGGTAAGGGAGAAAATCGCAGAAGGGTTATCGTTCCTTCTCCGGGTGTGAGCAATATGTATCCGGTGGCTACCAACGCATACGACGGAATCCGTTTCTATGCTATGACTGAAATTATGCCTATCTGGGTGTATATGCAACAGACTATTCTTGTTCGTAACACCGGTGATTCCGGAACAGGTGCATAATGAGAAAGGTATTATTCTCTTTGATCTTTGTATTGTCTGCTCTGATTTCATTGGGGCAGACAATCTATACTGTTAAGAATGTGGATGCCTTGTTTGATGTAAAACTTGATATTAACAGGAACAAGACGTTCTTCCAACTTAACGGTGGGGCGACGCAGACTGTCAGCCAGGATGATTCCACATGGACATATACATTCTGTGTTGATAACCTGTATGATGCCTTGAAAGGATACGGTAAAATGGATTTGGATAGTCTTGCCGGAACTCCGAGTGTCACCGTCACCTTAGAAGCTAAATACTTCTATGATGATGCGTCTTGGACTACGGTGCTAACAAAAACATGGGCAGGAACTACGGGGGACACCACGCTTATATTCGATAACTCGTCTGCAAAAGCGTACAGGTTCTTCCGGTTTAATGTAAATCCTGATATATCACTTGATACAACGCAGGTGTTTGATATAGGGCAAATACAATATCAACTGTACAAATAACACAGGGGGCACATGCCCCCTTTTAACTTAAATAATATGTTATATTATCAAAATGAATTTGTAGACTGGAAAAAGGGGAAATCAGAACTATGTAATGAAATCCGTGTGCAAATTGAGAATTTGCGTAACCAGTTTTTCGCCCCCAATAAGCCGGGGTATGTGAGTGTCGTTTATCCGGGCGGGGCACGTGTAATCAACGTAAGCGGATTCCGTGAACTGCCGAGGATGTATGCTATGGAACTCCGTGGTGGAGAATACGGTGATTGGAGATACACCCCAAAGATGCCAAGTCGGGATAAAGATGGGAGACTGGTGTTTTCTTATCACCACGAATACATGAGGGAATCAAAACTCTTAACTGAAAAAGATGTTGAATTTCTGTGGTTCCTTATGAACAAAAGTGATGCGGTGCGGTGTGGGGATATTGTTGTTGTTGATCCGGAGGCAGATGCTTCAAGGGAAGCCGCAGATATGTCTAAAGACGTGGATTTGAAATTCTGGATATACGGCAGGGGATCACACGTTTCGACTAATGCTAAATTGTTACGGACAGTGGCAACGGCATTTGGTGTTGAAGACGTGAATAAACTTGGTATCAATCAGGTTCGCAATCAACTGTTCCGTGTTGTTGATGCTGGGGAAAAGTCGCACGACAGGTTTGTCAATGTTTCTGTATTTGAGAAACTGATTGACAGTATAGGTTCACTCCGTGTGGCTACGGTGATAAGGGAGGCTATTGGCAGTAATGCAATCGTGTTTAACAAACAGAATACGGCATGGTATCTTGGTGAGGGCGAAAACATGGAATTGCTGTTGAAACTGAAACCAGCCGATATTGCCAAAAAGGAAATGGCGTTGATAAACGAGGCTATTGATAACGTGAAAATAAAGGGAAGAATATTGGCGTATCTGGGATATAGTGAGTTCCAGAATGGTGATGAACTCCGTGAACTTGACAGACCATCGTTGATGAAGATGTGCAAGGATCGGGAGATTGAAACAACCCTGAAAGACACCATTGAAGTCCTCGTGGAAAAACTATGTTTGAAAATGGAGATACCATCCACCTCAAAATAAATACGTTTTCCATTTTTGAAAGCTCTGAGAAATCAGGGCTTTTTTTGTGTAGTTAATAATGTTTTATCTTTGTAATAAAAACATAAAATGGCTAATTATAGTAAACTAACAGTCGTAGCGGAGGCAGACATCACCCCTGCAAGTGGAGGAAGAACGATAACTTTGGCAGCAGCGTATTCGGCAGTTACCAACGCACAGTTACACTTTATATTCAATAAGACACAATCGCAGTTGTATTATTCACTTGAGGAACAGAACGTAAAGTGTAGTATTGCTGCCGGTGTGATAACTTTGGATATATCGTTGCCTGTTTTGGCATCCACAGATAAGATACACATAGAACTGTGGTTGGAAGACACAGCGTCTTCGGGTGGATCAACAGCGTTGGAACTTATTGACGATACCGTTAAGGTTCTTGGTACGGATACGTATGCGGAGGCGACCACGAAAGGATTGGTGGTGTGTGGTGTGCGTAGGGATGTTGATACGAGTGCCGTAAACACAGACAATGAAGTTACTCCGATATTGGTTGATTCACTTGGTCGTGCAAAGGTTGTTGATCAGATTAGAACCGTTAAACTTACGGGGTCAATAACGAGACCTGCGGATACGGAAAACTACACGGCTGGTGATGCCATAAACACCTACACGGCAGAAGTAAAACAAAAGGAAACCGTAACGCTTACCGGAACTGGAGGAACTGTAAACATAATTTGTGCTGGTGTAACAAAATTAGCCACATTTAATGGAACACTTGCGCAGACGGCTATTGACTTCGATTCAGTGGGGAATAAGGCGGATTATCTTGCCGTTGGTGTTGTTCTAACTCATTCAGGTGACACCGTTGTGTTCGAGGCGAATGTAGCAGGGGTACCATTCACCGCCCCAACCGGTGGTTCTGGAACTGGTGATCTTGCTGTAACCATTGCACACACTACGGCAAATGCCACATTAATTCCGGTTTCATTTGCTGGTGCTGCCAGATTAAACGGTGGTGGTGGATATTTGAATGAAATTAAAGTCGAAACAGATGCAACACAATTTGCATCCACCACGTTGAGATTGTGGTTTTTCAATGATGTTCCGGCATCCATTGTAGGGGACAATGTGGCTTTTGTGAATAATTTTGCCAATGCGTCAAAACGAATGTGTTATGTAGATGTACCAATGGATGCGTTGTTGGCTGGTAGTGATACTATATTTGGCAAGTCGCAACCATTCTATACGTATATTTGTGAAACAGACGACACAACTATTTACATGCTTGTTCAGGCCTTATCTGCCATTACGACTCCTAAATCTGGTGGAATATTCAGATTTTGCTTAAACACGGTGCAACTATGAGTATAATTCCACAGATACAAGCCCACATGAGTAACATAACCAGTCAGTGGTATGGTATTGAAAGGGATTCGTCAATAGCGTCTCCTGACTGGGTTAGAATTGCGGGGTGTAAGTCGGCTATGGATCTACATAGAACTCTTCCTGCACAGAATTTACTAAAGGGATGTGTAATTTCTCATGGGACAAAGAATGTAAATTATTATCTCTATCCAACAGACTGGAGTAAAAAAGCAGATGGAGTAACTGCTTCTGATTTGACGGGAACAGATGGGAATGTTTGTGTGAGAAAAACTGCTCCATTATATTGGCGTTATGAAACAATAGGAACTATTCAAAGAATAAAGGTTTCTTTACTTCCATTACCAGGATTTGTGAAATCTGACATTTGGAATTACAGTTCCTATGAAGGATTCAAAGATGCTTCAAATAAACTTTGTTCTTTTGCTGGGGTACTCCCCACTACTTCTGTTTCAGAAACTAACTTTCGTACTTATGCCCGTGCAAATGGGGCAGGGTATGAACAGCAGTGGTACAGCCCCTACAAGGAATTGGTTTATCTTTTGATCATGGAGTATGCCACAAACAACATTCAGAAACCCGTTAATGCGAATTTAACCGCTCAGGGTTACAAACAGGGGGGATTAGGAAATGGCGTTACAACTGCTGTTGATGCAGAATGGAATACTTATAACGGACGAAATCCCTTTATTATATGTGGAACTTCAGATAGTCTCGCAAATGGTTCAGGGGAAGTAAGTGCCGTAATTACAAACTTTGGAGGTGCAGGGGTGAACAGAACCTTTACAGTTCCTCGCTATCGAGGAACTGAAAATGTGTTTGGACACATCTGGAAATGGACAGACGGATGCACTATTAACAATTTAGCTGACAGGCGCGAGGCTTATATCTTTGATAACCCTGCAAATTTTGCAGATGGTACAAGTACAGGAGCAAGATTAGTTGGATTACTGCCGACAGATACAGGGGGATGGATAAAAACTATCTTGTTTGGTGCTAACGGGGATATACTTCCTGCAAGTGTAGGTGGATCTTCAACTACTCAGTTTTGCGATTATTTTTATGCTCCTGCATTGGGAGGTGGTTGGAGAGCTCTGCTCTGTGGTGGTACTGCTCGTAGCAGTGCTGATGCGGGTGTATTGTGTGCTACTGTGGGTAATAGCGCAGCTAATCCTGTTACATATATTGGTTCTCGCCTGATTATCCAATAATATATACCATGAAAAAATACAGTAACGACATCATCCCTCAAATAGTTGACTTAGGTGACAGAAGATATGAGTTCTGTTTTAATCACAGCACAGAGCAAATGGAAGACCACACAAGTTATGTTTGTGACATCGTGGTGGTTAAGGGAGTTCCTGACAGGGACAATATCATAATTGCCTTAATCCAGGATGGGAAAACAGAAGAAGAAGCAAATAATATTATTGAAAATGCAAATTTAACATGGTAGAGAAAAAGTCAGACAACAGTATCCGGTTAAAGGACGAACTGGATAAAGCAGCGGAGACCGCAGTCAGGGTAATTGAGAATGCTGCTGCCAATGCCGCAAGGACAATAGCGGTTTCTGCCGAGGAGGCACATAAAGTGGTTGCTGATGCCGCAGCAACGAGTGTAAAGGTTCTTCACCTAAAGAGTGCTGACGACCATGATTTGTTGATTGAATTGAGAACCCGTATGGAGGGTTTGAAGACCGACATAAAGGATATAAAAGACGGAACAACGAAGAGGTTAACAGACTTGGAAAACAACAAAGTTGATAAAAGTGAGTTTAATCTTTTATGTGATGAAATTCATGTTTCCAGAGAAAAAAGGTTAAGAGCATTGGAAAATAAGACCGCTAATTATTGGATTTCGTTTACCCTTTATTCTGCATTGGTGTTGGGAATGATAACCCTGTTTGTTACCCACATGTGGAAGGTATAATTACCCTACTGTGTATAGTCGCAAGCTCTTCGGAGCTTTTTTTGTTTGTAGTATCTTTGTATAAAAAATAGTATGACAAACCACGATATAATAAAGATTGTCAACTTCGTCTTAAATAAAGACATAAATGGTAACGCATTTGGGGCTACTGAATTTACTTCAATTATCAACGCACAGAGCTTGCGTTTGTTTTATGAAAAACTGGGATTACCACAAGAGTATTCACAAGATGCCCCGATAGCACGAAATGGTGTTGGTGTAAGCAAAAAGTTGGTGTCCGATTTATTGCCTTTTTATCGGACAAGTACAAAGACGGTAACGGGGGGACAAGTGAGTTTAACTGGGTTGAATATGGAATATCTTATCAGTGTTATTCCCGTTCCGGTGGTGGCACGTGGATTTGATGAAGTCAATGCGGATGAACTTGCGAACAGAATTGTGAACCCGATTACATATCCGTCTGTTTCTGATCCTATTATGTGCTGGATTGATTCTACTGCATTTATAGTATATCCAGCAACCATAACATCTGTGACTGTTCATTATTACACGACACCGGGTACGGCGGTAGTTACGTTCACCACTGATCCTGTTACCCTTTTGCCGGTATATACAGGTACGGAGTTATTGTGGAGTGATGCAAATAAAGTGGAAATAGCATACAGGATCATACGGGATGCTGGTGTGAATATTGAAAGGAGTGATGCCATGCAGTATGCGGATAATGTTATTAAAACAGGTAGATAATGGATATTTCAAGAAAAATTGATAAGTTTTATCTCCTAATGTTAATGACAAAATGTGGAAATAATGGAAGGGGGTATGAAATATTTTCTGAAAGGTATACAGATATTGAAACCGAGTTAAAATCAATACTTGCTGAAAACAAAATTAAACCTTTAAATGAAAACCGTATTAGGATTTGGGAAATAATACTCGAATTGTGGCAGAAATATAAAGAAGAACATAAAACAAAGAATACATTAAGTAGTGGTTTAATAAAACTTAATAGAAAAACATTTTATGATTTGTTTAATGCCGTGAAGTATATATACATTTTATAAAATATAGTATATAATGGAAAAATCGAAGATAGTTGAACTTGTACGGGGATTTATACTTGGCGCAGAGTCCGTAGACGACAATGCGGGTAAGATACACTGGAAACGTATTGACCTGGCGTGTGGGTTTGCATGGGAGAACCTGTTAAATGCGGTGTATGAAACACAGGGAGACACAGGTATTGAGGGGTACTACGTGAAGCACTATTATAAACAGAAGTTATATAAAGACACGAACAAATTAAAATATGCGTATCCACCCGTGGACATTGTGCCACTTCCCAGTAATAAAGGAATTTGGTATGTTCAACCCAGTGGTGGTGGTTCATCGTTTGTGAGATTTGACAGACCTACAAAATCGTTGTTCGATTCGTTACCGGTGGGAGAAGCCACGAAAGATGTGTTTTTCAGGTATGGGAACGTGGAGGGAGTTGTGGACAAGAGGATAATTGTGGAAGATACCAATGATGGGATACGTGGTGGAATATTGGAAGTTGATTTTGGGTTGGTTCCAACATGGGAATCGTATGGTGATAACGAGAACATAACGATGCCAAAGTCTGATTTCGATACGTTTGTGAAGTTGGTGGCGACGTGGTTTGGGAAAGTGTATAATGACAAAACTAATAACAACCAGTAATGCTAAAAGGATATAACCCGGCACGACAGATCATAGATGAGGCGTTGGCTGGTGTACGGGATTTTGACAGAAAGAGGGAGCGGGAGGCAGCGATGTACTTTCTTCGTGGATACCGGGAATGGAGAATATTTAATAGTCGGTCGTTGGTGGAAACGTGGTTGCCTGTGACACCTATAAAAACTGTAAACCTACCCGATGAAATGATGGAGTTCCTTTCAATAGGGATACCGGTTGCGGGAGAGATGTTCACCTTCACCCTTGCTAATGGCATTGTAGCCCCCTTAGAAGATCCTTTGGATCAGGCGTTAGATTCTACCATTGGTGAAGACGATGAACTTCTACGGTCTCTACAATACTCCTACGGGGCTAATGCGGTAAATGATGAGTATTACTTTAGGTTGGATGAAGATGGTCGTCGTGTGATACTGAAAAAGGCGGCAATGGATTTGTATGCCAATTCGGATAGGGATGAAATACTTGTGAGATACATAACCACAGGAGTCAGTGATCTTGACCATACGATGGTTCCGGGAACCGCATACAATATGTTAGTGGCATACGTTGAATGGAAGTTGGTGGCCTCGATGCCGACCGTGTATAAAGGGGATTACCGGGAAGAGAAACACCGTGAATATCTACACGAGGTTGAGAAGTTCCAATTACTGGATATGCCTACTATTGACGAGTTATATGATGTTATTTTTGAAACAAGTTCACAAACACCCCGGAGACTATGAGGACAGTGATCGTTCCTAACGGTGGTATGGACTATGATACACAGGATTATTTAGTCACTACGGACAAAGGTACGGTTCGTAGCAGAAGGAATATGTTTGTAAATTCCTATCAGGGGAAACTTGATGGTATCAATGCAGGAATAAAAGGAACCACGTTAAAGGACAAACTTTCTCCCGGGGACAGGGTTGTTGGGTTTGTTGAAGACAAGGAACGTAATGCCGGTGTTTTCTTTTGTCAAAATGCAGTAGATAGTATTAAAAGATATTATAAAGACACCGATACGATTGAAACATTGGTTTCAGGTACGTTTTTTAACTTCGATCAACATTATCCGGTGTTTGCGGATATTGTTGGTGATATTCTGGTGTGGACAGATTATCGCAATGCACCGGGTAAATTAAACATGACACGGGCAATATCCACAAGTACTGATTGGAAAGAGACGTATTCAGTGTTGGATAGTGAGACACTTTCGTTAGCGGTATCACCTCCATTGGAAGCCCCGGTGATTTCGATACTGAGTGATTCCGCCTATAAGGTTAACAAACTAATTGGAAAGTCATTCCAATTTGCCTATCAGTATATTTACAAAGACAATGAGATTTCCACGTTGTCACCACACTCTCGGTTGGCAATATCACCTTCGATGTTTATTGGATCGGATAAAATCTATGTTGATAATTTTTATGGTAATTACGTTTCGATAAATGTAGACAGTGGTAACAGCGAAGTCAAACGAGTTCGTGTGTTGGCAAAGGAGGGGAATACAGGATCGTGGTTCATAATTGAGGACTTTGATAAGGAGGAACCCAATTCCAGTGTAGTTGTGAATTTCTACAATGATGTTGTCAGAAAATACATAACTGACAAACAGGCATTGACTTTTTACAGTGATGTGCCATTATTAGCGAAGGATGTAAGGATAGTTCAGAATAGGGCTGTCTTTGCTGGTTTAAAGAAGAGTTATGAAGTCCCTACGGATTGTGATTTCGATTTAAGTGTGGATTACCAGACAATCGAAACCGGAGTAGAGAGTTCATCGTTACCGGCTCCCACGGTGTCCGTGGTTGCCAATAACCTTCGCATGGAAATACAAATACCTGCTACGGTAGCAGACGGAAACACAAGTGGATTAGATGTTGACGATGTAATAACCATTTCGTTTGTATTCGGATACAATCAATGGTATGCGTCGCCTATTATGCCAGCTTCGGGTGATCCCAGTTATCCGCTGTCTGCGAGTACGTGGGCGAAACAGGCAGAGTTTGAATTTTCTTATACTCATTCCATTATATCAACGGGGGAAACTGCGGCGGAGATAGCGGCATTGTTTGTTATTCATTTGAATAGTTTGATACATTCCACTTTGTTCAATGTGAATAATGGGAACAACGGGGTTAATGTTTCATGTAACTCATCTTCATCGGGTGATAAATTTGATATTGACTTTTACAACTGTTATTCAGCAAGTGGCAAAAATAGCATTGCAGAACCATCGTTCCCTTCGGTGTATTATACTTTGATAAATATTCCATCTGGACACTTTTCAAGTTATAACATATCATTCAACCGGATGAATCGATTTACCGCAGAGGTAATGTCTATTACGAAGAATCTTGAATCGAATGTTACATTCAAGATGGGTTCATGGTATAATGTGGCTTTGGAGTTTCTGGATTTAAAGGGTAGGACTTCCGGTGCTTTATTTAAAAAGAGAATTTATATTCCGTTTAACAGTGAAAGGACTATCACCGATGTAAACAAACGGGTAAGGTTGAAATTTGATATTTCAAAGACAGTGGCACCAACGTGGGCGGTGTCTTATCGGTTTCTGGTGTCTGAATCTATAAACTACTTATCGGTGTTCCCGTTTGTTGCTGATTCGGAGACAATATATGACTACGAAGAAGATAACAGGAAAATGTTTGCAATTAAAATGCCTAATAACATGGGATATGATTTTGCAGACGGGGATATCTTAATTAAGGAATATCTTTCAAGCGGAGTATGGAAGACCGATTCGATACAAATTGTTGGCACGTTAAATTCCGTTGAAGATGGGAGTGATACGTACAGTGGATTTTATTTGTTGATACCGTGTGGAACCTATACATCGGCAGACTTCGAGGGAATAACGGTGTCAATACATAGGCCAAAGAGCATATTGACGGAAACCGTGTATTTTGAAGATTACTGGGGATATGATGTGACCAATGGCATAATGGAAGTTCCCGATAATCCGTATATTGATTGTGGTGATGCTTTCTTTTGCTATCGCCACTTTCAGGCAGGGACAACGTCGAAGACAGACGAATACAGGTACGTTGAGGACTTTGTTATTGATATACCCTCCGGGTTAAGGTCTTATTCTAAGGGAAGGCCAATGGTTGAGATAGCTGATTTTGGTGAAGTTGAAATACAGGATATTTGCTGGGGTGGAAAATATTTCGACAATACAAACATAAACAACTTATCGTTCTTTGAACCATTGGATCGTATTCAGCTTAATGAGGCAGATGGTGTAAT